TAATCGTCCTCCCGGTAGGGCGTGCCGACGGCCGGCAGATTGAGCTTGGCCTTCACGCGCCCCATGTCGCGCGCCAGGGTGTCCACCAGCGTCTCGTCCACCACGCCCGAGAGGAGCGCCTGGAGGCGCGCCAGGTCGTCGGCGATCGTATTGATGCGCGGGAGCACGGAGGCCAGTTCGAGCTCGACCGCCGTGGTCCGCCCGTCGACCAGGCGCAAGTTGGGCTCGATGTTCTCGAGCACTTGGTCGATCCGGGTGATGCCGTCCGTCGTCATTGTGACGTAGGCGATCACGACCACGGAGGACGGCAGGACCGGATTGGAGGGCTGCACGGCCTCGACGCCCGCGACGCCCTGGATCTCCGCCCAGCGCTGCGAGGTCACGGCCACGTCCTGCGGCTCATAAGTCTGCGTGGTGGTGTCGACCTCGTAGTCACGCTGCTGGAGGTCCACGCTCTGGAGCTTGGGCACGACCACCACGGCGATGATCTTGCTTTGCGTGGTGGGCAGATACTTGAGGAGCGAGAGCTCGGTGCCGGGCGCCGTATCGTTGAAGTAGACCGGGCCGCCGAAATACAGCCGACCCGGGCCGATCAGCAGGGACGTGGTCGTGCCCTTGGTGACAACGAATCCGGTATAGCCGTTGCCCGCGTCGATCGTGTCGCCCACGACATGATCGAGCGCATCCTGGCGGTTGGTCTGCATGCCGTTGAGGTCGTCTTCGGTGACCTCGTACCGGTTGCGGAAGATGATGGTCTGCTCGGGCATCTACGGATCCGTCCTGATGATCTGGCCTGCGGTGTAGGCCCCGGTGGGTGGGAGGTTATCAGCGGCGGAGACCCGCCGGTAGAGGCCGGTCCGGAGCAGAACCCGGTCCCTGCCGATCTTGGCCGCGTTGAGCGCGGCGCAGACGTCGTTGATGCGCGTCGGGTCGTGCTCCGTGGGTGTCCCTCGTAGCACATGGCCCGGCATGAAGCGCCGGCCCGGGGCGCGGTAGGAGGTGTCCGCGACGATGTCGATCCGGAAACGATCGGTCCCCAGCTGGCTTCGGCCGAGGATCCACCCGCCAGGCTTCGACGCGCTGACCTTCACGCTGCGGTTCGGGTCGTAGAGGCGGATCGACTGATAGACGAATTGATCGGCGATCGAGGCCAGCGGCACGCGGCGCGCGCCGCCCCAGGGCCGACCAGGCGTCAAGCGCGCCGTGAGGGGGTGCGCCTGGGCGACCCGCTCGGGCTGGAGCGAGAAGGGCGTCAGGCCGGGCCAGAGAAGGTCAGGCCGGCCGCCGCCTTGCGTGAACCGGAACACGCGGTCCAGAGCCGTGGATGCCAGAGGCGCCTTTCGTGAGCCGCCCCAGGGCACGCCCGGGATGAGCTTCCGGCCCGTATCGGGTAGATCGAGCTCGAACGAGCCGGACGCGAACTGCTCCGGAGACAGGGCATGGACATGGAGCGGCGTCGTCACGCCGCCGTCGACATATTCGGCGCGATAGGCGCGCCGGAGATAGGCGGTGGAGGCTTGAGGCGCCCTGGCCGCCCCGCCCCAGGGCCGGCCCACGGTGAGCAGCCCCACGCGCACCGCGCGCTCGGCGAACAGGTAGACGCGGGCCTCTGGGAACTGTGCCCGGTAGGCGTCGCGCTCCGCGGCCGTGCGGGACGCCCTGGGCGCGCAGATGGCGGGAGGCACCACCCAATCGACCAGGGTGGCGTTCACGATCTCCAGGCACCGCCGGAACGCCTCTCGCGTGCCCCGGATGCGCGAGATCTCGATCCAGGCCGCGATCACGGAGCGCCGCTTGTTGACCGACCAGGCTTCCGACCAGAGAGGCAACCGCACCGCCCAGGCCAGATAGGGCAGGACGTCGGCCGGGCATGTGCGCGGGTCCCATAGCGTATCGAGCGCCCGCGTCGGCATCGGCGCCCAGGCCGCGACGGCCTCGGAGACCGAGCGCATCCATGGCGTCGGGTTGGCGAGGAGCAGCGAGGAGTCGGCCTCGCCCGTGAGGTCAGCCATTGAAGATCTCGGTGGTGATCGAGCCGATGGTGGGCACCAGCACCCCCGTGGGTCCCGGATCGACATCCTCGGGCGTGCCGATGAGGCGCACCCGCCTGACGCCGCCGACGTAGAGCGCCGCCTTCTGGCCGGACTCGGTCATCTCCCGCGCGATGTGGGCCGCGGCGTCCGCGGCATAGGTCGAAACCGCGGAGCGTGCCGCGCTCACAATCACGGCGGGATCCGGGCCCGGGGGAAGGCCGAGCACCGCCGAGATGGTCACGGGGACGCGGGTCGCCGGGATGACTCGGACGATGTCCGTTGCCTCCTTGATGTCACGATCCAGGAGGGCGTTCTGCGCGAGCGCCAGCTGGGCGGCCTCGTCTTGCGCCGGGACGTCGAGGTTCGGATCAGGGTTCGGGTCCTTGCCGAGGACCACCACCAGCACTTCGCCCGGCCGGCAGAGCCCGGACGCATAGTTGAACGCCTGCGCGTCGATGAGAAACGGGGCGGCGGTGAGCGCGTGATATTCATAGGACCCGAGCGTGCCGGCCGTGCGGGCGTCTGGCGCCAGCTGGATGCGGCGTCGGAAGCGGTCGTCGCTCTCCCAGTCCTGCGGGAACAGCAGATAGGGGCGGGGGTTGGCGACGATCGCCTGGCGCGCCACGCCCACGTCCGCATAGTAGGTCGCCGCGATGTGATCGAGGGCCGCGCCATAGGCCGTCGCCAAGGATAGTCGCTTGCCGGCATCGTTGAGCGCCTCGAGGCCGCGGCAGCGCCGATCGGCGAACTCCTCGATCAGCGGAATCACCGGATCGAAATCGCTGGCGCTCACGTCGTAATCGAAGCCGTTGGCCTTGCAACGCTCGATGAACCCGGCCAAGAGCGCCGCTCGCTCGGCATCGAAGTCCACCTCCACGAGTTGGAACGCGGGGAGGAGATCGAGGGAAAGAACCGCGCTCAACGCCATGGTGGTGTCCTAGATCACGAGCACCCCATCGGATGCGCCCTGCCCGATATAGATTGTCCGTTCCCCAGGCTCCACGGTGTAATCGCCCAGGAGCGCCCGCGGCCGGTAAAGCGCCTTGATGCCGAAGGCGAACTCCCCGGCCCGCAGCTTCTCGGGCGTATTGTCCGCCCGGAGGATCTGGGTTCGGACGATGAGCAGGCGCTTTTCGTACAGGGTGATCCCGCAGCAGACCGCGATGCGATAGCTCTGGATCGTCTGCTCGTTCAGGCTTTGGCCGAACAGGTTGGGCACGAAGGTGCCCAGCGATCGGCGGCGGACCCGCGAGCCGCGCGGCGTCGAGAAGATGAAGCCAACGGTCTGGATGACGTGGGGGAAGCCCCCCAGAGCGCGGCCCGTCTGTGCATCGACGCCGGGCATGGTCAGGCCTTCTCGCTGCCGCTGCTCGCCTCCGCGGGCGGGTGCATCTCCTCCCACTCGCCCGGGGTGACGACTGTCTTGCGGCTGCGCTCCCACCGCGCCTGCTCGTCGGTCAGCATGATGGTGGTGCCGGGCGTCCGGAGGCGGCCGGCCACCGTGGGGCGGCCGCCGCCCACGCTGGTGACGACATAGGGCGAGGTGGCGGAGTTGTCGGTGGCCATGGCGTTGCTCCTGGCTGGTGCATGATGCCGGCGGACTATGCCGGAACATCCGTGGTCGCGCCACCGGGGGTCACGCCGCCGTGCTTGTGGCTGGCATCGATCGCCTTGGCGGGCGAGTCCTTGTTCGGCCGCGCCTTGACCGGGCCCGTGTGCGTCATGCCGCTGCTGTCGAGCGTGAAGCTGTGATCGTCGTCGACCTTGAAGGTGGTGTCCGGGATCGTGGCCACCAGCTTGCCGTCCGAGATCTCCAGTTTGATCTTGGACAGGTAGGTGAAGACGTGATCCGCGCTGTCGCCCGGCGCGGGGTTGGCGTTGTTCCAGCCGAACGGGATCCCGATCCCTTGCTCCAGGTCGCCGCTCGGCGACAGGACCAGCATGGATTGCCCCACGATCGGCGGGGTGTGCCCCTTGAGAGCGCCCGCATGCTGCGCGTACCGGATCCAGCCCGACTTCTGGACCGTGCCGTCCGTGTCCCGCCCGATCTCCTGGCGGTATTGGCGCTTCTGCGGATCGACATCCGTCACGGCGCCGGGGCGCAGCATGTTCTCCATGCGCCGGTTCGTCTCGGCCAGGTCGGCCTCCAGCCGGCCGATCCGGTCGACGAACTGGCGGACGCGCGCCTCCGCGAGCGCGGGAGATCCGGATCCTCGGCGGCGCGTCATGACTTGCTCCCGGCCGGCACGGCCTCGGTGTCGGTCGCGGACAGCCCCATGGGGTCCACGATGATGTCGGAGACGGCCTGGCCCGGGGCGGCGCCAGGTAGCGGCTGCTCGCCCATGATGGCGCGCGTGGCCATGGAGATGCCCGCCTGGCGCGCCTCGAGCTCGAATGGCTGGAGGGGCTTGCCGACCATGACGGCGGTGAGGAGCGGCACGAGGTCGGCGTAGGTCTCGTCGGCGTCGTCCTTGAGCGCCGCCAGGATCCGCGCATAGGTGGGGGTGACGCCGCGCCCGGGTGTCGGCTCGCTTCGCACCTCGACCTCGATGTTGAACTGGCGCACCGCGAAGCGCGTCCCCTGCTGATCGGAGGCGCCCCGGAAGCTCTGGCTCCGCCTGTATTTCGTGACGTAGTCCGCCCAGATCTCGGCCCACACGCTGTCCTTGTCGGTCAGGGCGGCTTTGATCTGGGCCTCGATGATGTCGATCATGGCCTCCAGCCCAGACGAGGTGGAGGGGACGTAGAAGCGCGATGGCGCCTCATCGCCCGCCGCCGTGGCCACCACCTGGTTATCGGGCCCGATCTCGCCTTGCGTGGCGCCCGCAATCGAGATCTGGACGGTGAGGAGGATGTGGCCCTTCGGGTTGAAGAGCTCCTTGGCGTCGTATTCCGCCACCTGGTCGTCCGTGTAGATGACGATCATGGGCGCGGCCTCCGCCGTCATGAGCTCGGAGAGGTCGGAGACGTCTGAGTCCCGGACGCGATCGGCGGCGAGCGTCTTCCCGGACAGCGCCTTGGCCGTGATCATCCGGAGGAACATTCGGGACAGGCTCATACGAGGACTCCCTTCACGATGACGCGGTTCACGCCGTCGTTGTCGATCTGGACGATCTCGATGGTGGGCGCGCCCAGGACCCCGTCGACTCGGATGCGATCGCCTTTGGTGCCGCTCGTCGGCCAGGAGCGAAAGTCGCACGTCACGCTGCGCTGCTTGGTCTGCACGCGGCCTTCCATGTCGTTGCCGGCCCTGTCGCCGCCGGCCTTCTGCTGGCCCATGGCGCCGCCATAGGTGCCGCGGAACGGGACGGCGGGCCGGGTGACGTCGGGCCCAGCCTGGCGCATGCGCGTCTGCTTTTCCCAGGGCAGCAGCGTCATCGCCTTGCCCATACATAAATCAACCGCCGCCGAGCTTTTCGCATCGGCGGCGGTGAAAGGATCGTCGGACATGGAAGCCCCCTCGGTTGAGGGGGCGACGGTATCAGCCCATCGTGACCGAGAACAGCGTCTCGGGCCGGGTGCAGTAGGAGATGGAATTCATCTGGACTTCGATCTCCATGCCCTTGTCGTCACGCCGCGGCCGCATCCGCATGTAGCGGGGCAGGCCGATGGTGTTCACGGTCTCGTTGTAGTCCGCCGGGGCGAAGCGGGTCTCGAAGATCGGCTGGGTCGCGCGAATGACCAGGCGGGCCTCCGTGTCGCCGATGAACGGGCTGTTGCCGTTGGCCGCGGTGGCCTTGCGGCCCGTGCGGTAGCGGTGCCAGACGATCGAGCCATAGTCGAGGGTGTCGGCCGCGTCGATGTTGCGGGCCCCGCGGAGCTCGGCCGCCGCGGTCTGGTTCAGATAGGTGCCCCGGACCTCGGGGAGGTCGATGAGCGCCTGGAAGAAGCTCGCGCCGCACCAGGCGTCGACACCCGTGTAGGTGATGTCGATCGAATCCTCCATCCGGATCCGCAGGGCGCGGGCCGCCTTGGCGATGTCGCCATAGATGGCGGACGTCCGGGCCGCCGCGACCGAGAAGGGGAAGACGATCGGCTCGGGGGGCGCGATGCCGAAGGTCTGGAACAGGTTGAGGTAGATGTTCCCGAACTTGTCGGTCACGTAGCCCTTGATGGCGCCCACCCGCTGGTGCTCCAGGGTGGTGTCGAAGTCGCCGAGATGCCGCTGAACCTTGCGGTCCAGGCGATTCAGGATCGTGTCGAGCTCATTGGTGCCGAAGGCGCGGCGGCCCTGAACCTCGTCGGCCATCATCGCGTCGTCGCGCTGGAAATGCGGCACCGGGAAGTAGAGCAGCGCGTCGTCCTTGATGCCGATCGTCTCGCCCGGGCCGCCGCGCGGCGTCAGGCCAACGAGGCCGATGTCATTCTGGCGCTTCTCCAGAGCGACAATCGTGGTGTCGATGCCGTCGCTGTGGAACAGGCCGGAGGCGCTGATCTGGCCGGGCCGATAGGGGAGGTCGTTGATCCGGCCGGTGAGCGAGATCAACGTGAACGCGTCGTCGTTAAAGATGTCGAGCACGGTGGCTCTCCTTTGAGTTCAGGCCGGCCGGATTGCGATCAGCGGACCAGGATATTGAGCTTCTTCAGAGCGGCGATGGCGGCCGCCTTGTCGGCGGGAGAGACGCCCACCGGCCACACGATCTGGTCCGCGATCACGGAGCAGTTGCGCGCCAGGATCACGCCCTTCACGTCGCCCGCGACCACGTCATACTTGTAGACGGGCAGGGCACAGGCGTTCTGCGAGCCGTCGTTGGCGGCCGGGTTCCACGGGACGAAGCTCCCCGTGGCCGTGATCTGGCCGAGCACCTGGCCGGTCTGCACGACGGTGCCGCCCGAGATCGTGGCGTTGTCGCGGCTCAGCGTGCCTTCGGACTCCCGGAGGATGAACGAGCCCGGGTGAAGGCCCTCGTAGCGGAAGTTGGACATGGTGGATCACCTTGGAGGAGTTACGGGGCGGCGGCGCCGATCAGCGGACGTTCTCGTTCATCTTGCCGTAGATCGACGTGTGGCTGATCGCCTTCGGCTCGGGCTTCTTCTCGCCCTGGCCCTGGCCCTGCTGCTCGGTGGTGAAGCCCGCCATGGCGAGCCCGCCAGCCGCGTCCTTGGCGCGGCCCTGGGCATCGCCACCCGCCGGGGCGGCGCGGCCACCCGTGGGCGCCGCGTCGGGCTCCTTGTGGCCCCTGGCCAGGATGCCCTTGGCCTGGGCGACGGTCAGGTCGGTGTCGAAGGCCAGGTGCTCGGCCTGCTCGCGGCGGCCCTTGGCCTCGTCGAGCGCCAGGATGTCCTTGATCCGGGCCTGGGCCTCGGCGCGGCCGGTGGCCTGCGCGGTGGTGGCGGCCGTGTCGAGCTCGGCCTTCGTGTGCGTCTTGTCGTCGGACATGGATCTAAATCCTCGTGCCTGGCCTGATGTGATGGAGGAGGACGCCAGGGCCTTGAGCGTACCCTCGAACGAGCCGATGGCGTCCGCCATTCCGGCCTGTACCGCCTCGGCGCCGACCTTGATGCCGCCGCCGCCGAACTTGTCGATCACCGCCTCTGGCGTGATGCCCCGGTGCTTCGCAACCGAGGAGACGAACACGGCGGCCAGATCGTCAACCATTTTCTGGATTTTCTTCTGGCCGGCGGGCGCGTTGTGGTCAATCACCTTGTTCGGCGACTGCGAGGACACGAACTGCACCGTCTTGACGCCGCTCTTGGCGTCGCGCTCGCTCGTGTCCCGAATCCCCTGGATGACGCCGATGGATCCGACCATGGCCGAGGCCTCCATGGTGATCTTGCCGGTGGCGGCCGCGACCCAATAGGCCGCGCTCGCCGCCTGGTGGCCCACGTAGGCCTCGACGGGCTTCACCGCGGAGGCGGCGCGGATCGCGTCGGCCAGTTCGTTGGCGCCGTTGACCATGCCGCCGGGGGAATCGATGTTCAGCAGGATGGCGCGGACGTCGGGCTTGTCGACCGCCATGGCCAGGTCCGTCCGCAGCTCCTCGTATGAGGTCGCGCCGCTGATCGCCGAGAAGAAGTCAGCGTAGCGCATCAGCGGCCCGGCCACGTTGATGATGGCGACGCCATCTCGGATCGACATCGTGTCCGATCCGGCCACGCGCTTGGCGCGATAGGCCTCCAGGGCCTCGAGGGTGGGCGTGTTCTCGCGCTCGACGATGGCCACGATCGTCGCCATGGCCTCCTCGGTGATCGCCCAGGTGGCCGCCTTCACGGCATCCCGGACGTGGGGGACCGGGCGGCGCTCGCCCGCCGCGGGGGGGTCGATCTCGTCGGCCATCAGCACCATCCTCCGCGCCCGCGCAGGGGGGCGAAGGTCTGCCCCCCCTGCATAGCGAACCGCGTCCCGCGGCCGCCGTTGCACTGCTTGGCGCAATTCTCCCGGGCTTGCACCATCGCCATGCGGAGCTCCTCCGCATTGCCGGGCTCGAAATCCGTTTCTCTCTCCTCGCCCGCGTTGTGGAAGCGGACCTTGCGGACCGTGCCGCCCGAGATGACGGTCTGGTAGGCGTCGCGCAGCCGGCTATAGGCGGCGCACCAATCGTAGACGCTGTCGGGGTTGACCCGGGACAGCGCCGGGGGGGTCGTCGGGACGTCAGCCATGGTCATGCCTCCGGGAGGTCGGGGAGATCGTCGAGGGCGCCCGGCCCGCCGCCGCCGGGCTTGGCGGGGGGCTTGACGGGCTTGTCGTCGGGGGCGCCGCCGTCCCCGTCGTCGGGCTTTCCACCGGGGGCCGAGCCCTGGATGGGCGGGGCGCCCGGGATGCCCATGCTGGCCGGGGACAGCTGGATGTCGATCCCGTTCTTGTCGCGCATCAGCTGCTCGCGGCGCAGGGCCTCGTAGACGTCCTCGATGTCGAGGCCGAGATCCGCAGCGATGAGCTCGTCGGGCATGATGCCCATCTGCTTGTAGAGCCGATGCGTATTGGCCATCTTGACGTCGTCGGCCTGGGGCTTCGGCGGGCCGCGCCAGTCCGCCCGTGCCGCGGAGGCACGCACCGCCAGGAACCCCTCAAGGCCGCCGGGAAACTTGATCCGGCCTTCCTCGATCTCCTCCTCCAGCCAGGCCTCGTAGACCGGCTGGAGGAAGCCGCCCGCGATGTTCTTGCGGCGATCGAGCGTGATCTGGTGGTTCTGCGCGGTCGACATGCGGACGCTGGAGTAGGTCGCGCCCGTATAATCTCCGGTAAACTCCTCAAAGGTCAGGCCGAGGCATCGCGCCTCCTCCCGCAGCAGGAACTTGGCGAAGGCCTCATAATTGCCGTTCGGGTGCTCCGACTTGTTGAACCTGAGCTTCTCGCCCGGGAATAGGTGATTGATCTTGCCGGCCTCGGCCAGATCGAATTGCGTCCCGGACGCCCAGCCCTTGGTCGCCTCCAGGAAGGCCTCCAGGTTGGCGCCGTCCAGGCCCTGCTCGGCGCCCGACTTGAGCGACTGGAGGAAATCGGCGGTCGGGACCTCGGACTCGACCGTGGCGGCGAAGATGGTCTGAATGATCGCGGCCGTCAGGGTGGCGTTCGACAGCTGGTCATATTGCCGGGTGACGGCGATCACCGGAGTCAGCGGCGAGATCCCGCGGACCTCACCCGGGCCGCCTTCGAAGACATGGATCACCTGGGGCCGGCCGATCGCGTCGACCGCCTTGACCTCCTGGTAGGTGATCATGAATGAGCCGAAGGCGCGCTCCTCGAACACGTAGGCGATCGGCACGCCATAGGCGTCCATCCGGACGCCCTGGACCAGGTTCTCCAGCCCGTTGGTCCGCTGCGACAGCCGATGCGACTGCATCAGCATCACCTTGGTGCCGGAAATGCCCCCAGGGAGCTTCCGGTGCGGGATGATCGCGCAGATCTCCCCGCTCCGGAACCACTGCTTGAGGGCGGCCTTGCACATCTGGTTGATGGTCTGGCGGCCGACCGCGTCGCATTCGCGCGGCGTGTTCGACCACACCTCCCACCGCCGCTCCACGAACCGCGCCCAGCCGTCGGCGTCGATCGCCTCGCCCTTGTCGTTCGTGAGACCGTCGAAGTCGATCACCGTCGTGTCGGGCCGCGCGTTGAGGCGGAGCCCTGCGCCCATGATCGACGAGATGGCCTGCTGGACGCCACCCGCCAGCCATCCGCTGTTGGCGATGGCCTCGCTCGCGCGGGCGGTGGCCGTGACATAGGAGGACCGCACGACGTCCTGGCTGTCGCGCAGCACCGGGCGCCACCCGGCCAGAAAGCGGCTGTTCGAGCCGCTGTCTTCGCGCATGAAGTAGGCGCCGGCCGTCCCGCCCCGCCCGAGGACGCCCCGGTCTTTCAGCGCGCGGAGGAGGGCCGCCCCCCGGGACGCCGGGGAGATAGACGGGACCGACTTCCCGCCCCGGAATGCGGCTTTCACCTTCTGCAGAGCCGACATCGGCGGATCACCTCTTGTTCATGCGCGCGCTCAGCATAGCAAACTTGTTCGCCGTTGGATTGTCCCCCGCCGGCCCCGGCGTCTTGCCCGGCACCGGGGCGGGCGCCAGGGGGGGCACCGGGGCGGACACCGGCACCGGCGCCGGGGCGGGCGTCACGGGCGCGTCGCCCCGCTCGTCGTCCGTCGGGTCCTCCTCCGGATCCTCGCCCTGGCGCAGACCGATGCGCTGGACGCCCAAGAGGTAGCCGGCCGCGGCGTTCATGGTCTCGCAATCGAACCAATGGTTCTTCTTGCTGCGCGGCACCCACGTCCATTTGCCGTTCGCGCCCTTGACCCGCGCTTCGCTCACCAGCTGGCGCGCATAGTCCTCGTCGGACTCGCCGTCCAGGAACCACGCGCCGGGCCGCGTCGGATCCCAGCGGATGCGCTCGTGGACCCACCGCTTCCACACGTCAGTGTCCAAGGTGATGAGCTCCAGCCCATACTTGTCGCCCTGGGCCTTGTAGTTGACCTCGATGTTCGACTTGACCAGGCCGGTCCGCTGCGGCCGGCTGGCGCCCTTGGTGGGGAACACGAAGCGCCGATGGCGCCGGCAGAAGTCATAGACCATGTTCTCGGGCACGATCTCCGGCTTGCCCGGCCGATAGCCGGAGTCGACGAACGCGATCTTGATGGGGAGCGTCCGGCCGCTGTCGTCGAGGACCGGGAAGCGCAGCATCAGCACCTCCTCAAGCTCCCGCCAGATGTCGGGCTCCAGCGTGTCGCCCTCGAGCGCGACGGAGTAGATCTTCCACGAAGTCCCCCGCTTGCCCCAGCCCCGGACCACTACGTTGATGCGGCGCTTGTGGACGTCGGCCGCCGCCGTCAGGACCATCACGCCCGCGGGGCATGTCATCGGGCTGTAGGGGCGTTTCAGCTGCTGCACGGCCTGCCATTCCGGCACCTCGCCGCCGCCGGGGCTGTAGAGCTCCCCGAAGCCTGCGTTCGTGGCCGTCTGGACCTTGGAGGGCGTCCCGTTCTGCATCTGTTCGACGAGCTCGGCCGCGCGGTCGCCGAAGGACTGGAACGGGGAGCACAGGCCGGAGATCCAGACCGAAAACGTGTCGGTGTCCTCGGGCTCGCCCACGACCACGCCATTCTCGATCCATTGACCGTAGGCCACGAACAGGCCCCGGGCGTTCATCTCCGCCTTGTGCTCGCTGTCGATGATGCGGCCCTTGCAGGTCGGGTTCGGGCAGATCATCACCGTGTCGCGGCGCACCTGGGCCGGCCGGGCCTCCGGATTGAAATCCAGGTTCTTCATCCGCGGGACGAAATAGGCGCCGCAATGGGGGCAGGGCCAGGCCCAATGGTGCATGGTGCCCGTCTGGAACAGCGCCCAGATCGGCGACTGGATGTCGTCCGGATCGGAGCGGCGCCAGAACTCCAGACCGCTCGCGTCGTCTCGTTCCACGTCTGCAATCCCGAGGCCTGGGGTCGATGCGACCACCGTGAGGAAATCCGCGTAAGTGAACCCGCGCGCCTGGACCAGGCCCAGGGGATCGCCCTGGCCTTTCACCGAGGCCAACATCTCGTCGTATTCATCCACGAAGCCGACGGAGGCAGGATCGGACTTGAGGGCGGAGGACGATCCGCCGTGGGCCAAGCGGAGCTTCACGCCCGCCACGTAGCGGAGCGCCTGCCGCTGGCGCTTGGCCCGGCTCACCTTGGCGCCGAGGCTCTTGGAAGTCTCGAATAGCTCGGTGACGCGCGGCGCCAGCTGCTCCTCGATGAACTGCTCCGTGGGGCCGACGTAGAGGATCGGGGCCGGCCGGTTGTCCAGGCGCTCGCCGATGATGTCGAGGAAGGACGCCGTCTTGCCCATCTGGGCGCCGCACACCATCACGGTGCGCCGCCAGCGGCCCGACACGGTCTCGCGCTGGAACGGGATGCAATAGGGCGTCAGGCGGACGTCGCGGGCTCCAGGAACGCCGGAGCTCGCGGGATAGACGATGTTGGAGGCCGCCCACTCATCCGGGTTCTGCCTCGGTGTCGGCCTCCAGAGCTTCGCCGTGCGCAGCAAGAGCCGACGCTTTTTTGACAATAGCCTGGCAAGCTCGGGTGAACTTGGCGTCCACTGCGGAGTCAATTTTGCGCCTCAAATCTAGGTCCCGGGTAATTTCGGACCCTAGACCGATGAGTTCGGCACGCAACTCCCCCACGACCTCATCCAGGACCGCCTCGAGCTCCGCGATCGGCGCGAGCTCCCGGGCGGCCCTGGCCGTCCGCACCTCGAAATCGCGGGCCCGAGCGTCGCGGACGCGGTTCTCCGCCGAGATGCGCGTGTCCTCCTTGCGGCTCTCTTTCAGGGACCGGATATAGCCTCTGACCAGGAGGACCGTCTGGTAGCGGCCCCGGACGGACGGCGGATAGAAGCCCTCCTTGGCCAGGCGCTGCACCTGGCGTTTGTCGATCATCAGGAGCTCGGCGGCATCCGCCGCCGCAATGGTGCCGGCCGCGGGCTCCCTGGCCATCAGAACCGCTCCACCCGGAGGCCGGCCGGAGCCGCGCCGAGGAGCTCAAGGTCAGGCCGGGGACGCGGGGCGCGCTCCCATGACGGCTCCCACGTCACGGCCGCGCGCTCCTGGGGATGCCGGCGCATCACGCCGCGATCGAGATCCGATAGCACGCGGGCGAGGAGCTCGACCCCGAGCGGCGCCAGCTTGTCGCGCCAGAGGGAATCGACGGTCTCCCCGGGCTCGATGAAGACGTGTTGCGCGGCCGCGATGTCGCCCCCGTCCATCGTGTCGGACAGCCAGTAGACGGAGCCGCCCGTGATGGCGTCGCCCATGTGCAGCGCCCACCGGATGGCGTCGCGGCCGCGGTGACGGGGCAGGAGGCTCGGGTGATAGCCGATGCCGCCCAGCCGGGCGCGCAGGCGCGTCTTCGATCCGATGAAGTCGTGGGAATGGGCCGCCACGATCAGATCGACATCCGGCGGGAGCGTCTCGGCGCGCAGCAGCCCGGACTCGAGCCATGGGATGTTCCGCCGCTCGGCCGACATGGCCAGGGCGTCGTTGCGCCACCCGCCCGGCGCGTCGCGCCCGAACGGCGCCGAGACGCCGACGATCTCGTGGCCGGCCTCCAGGATCATGTCGAACACCATGGCGCCGAACGCCCTCTGCCCCGCGAGATAGATCCTCACCGCCGCCCCTCCTCTGCCGCCTGGATGCCGGCGGCCCCATAGTACCGAAAGCCCTGGACGGCCCGGAAATGGCCGCCGTAGCCCGAGCTCGCGCCCACGACGCCGAAGCTGGTGCTCTTGGCTCGCTGCGACACTCGGATGGTCGCGCCCCCCGCGACCTTGGTGACGCCATGCAACGTCGCTGTGATCTGGCGCCATCGTTTATCGCGCCGCAGGGCCGCGCACAGCTGGGGGTGGCTCGTGTGGAAGATGGTCGTGGTGGGCCGGCCCGCCAGGCGCGAGGCGGGATCACCCTGGGCCTGCATCTCGCATATGGCGTTGAGGAACCGGAGCCCCACGCCCGCGCCCTGCCATTCGGGCATCACCACGAGGCGGCACGCCCGTGCCTCGACCTTCTTGCCTTTGTTGATGGATCCGACGGCCAGGTGGCAGGCAAGCTCGCCCTCGACCGCGCCGACATAGTAATGGGCGCCCACCATCAGCGGCAGTTTCAGATAATGATGGGGCTCAAAGTGACGCCAATAACTGGAGTCCGTCTTCCAGACGTCGAGAGTGAACTTGGGTCGCCGAAGGGACCCCCTCGCAAAGCTGTGCTTTGCTGTGTCGTAGATCCAATCGGGCTCGAGCCATTCGAGGACGTCGTAGTGGGGCGTCAGGAGGACCACCTGGCCGGTGCCGCGCCGCCAGGCCTTGGCGAAGGCCAGCGCGCCGAACCGGGCAATCTGCCGGTCAACCACGGAGGTGAACTCGTCGACCACGGCGCAGGGCGGTGCGTCGATCACCAGGCGCGCCAGATCCGCGCGGAACCGCTCGCCGTTGGACAGCGCCCCATAGGGCCGCAGCCAGGTCGGCACCGATCCGAGCCCGACGGAGCCGAGGGCGGCCGTCACGTCGTCGAAGTCCTGCTCCGGGCCGATGGCCTCGATCAGCGGCGCATCGGGCCAGGTGGGGCTCCAGAACGCGGACTCGCCCGCCTCCGGGAAGATCAGCCGGCCGATCGACGTCTTGCCGGACCCCGACGGGCCGACCACCACCCCGATCCGCCATTGCATGTCCTCGATCGGGAGCTCCGCATCGAGGGAGAAGTTGGCGCCGCTCTCGGCGTTGAACAGGCTTTTTACCCGTGCGGCGCGGTAGGACGTGGCCTCCGCGCAAGTATTCCTGACCTCGATTTTCATGTGACGACGATCTTCACCTTTTTTCCAGCCTTGGTCAGCGCCTCGAACTCTTTCTGTTGCTCCTTTTCGTCCTTACAGATGACGATCACGCCATACTGCTGTTTGTAATTGGTGGCGGGTGCGTCCTCGATGCCATCGGTGGGCGCGAACATGGCGTCCACGGCCTTGGCGGAGAAGCCCGTCAGGGCGACGTCGAATCCGGCATCCCGCAGGCCGCCGAACTCCAGCTTGAGGAGGGACTCGTCCCAGGTGGCGTTCTCCGCCAGCCGGTTGTCGGCGATCACGTAGGCGCGCCGCTTCTCCTCCGACCAGCCCTTGGCCATCATGCACGGCACGTCCTCCATGCCGATCTTCTGGGCCGCCATGAGCCGCCCGTGGCCCGCGATGATCTCGCCGCCCTCGTCGATGAGGATGGGCATCGTGAAGCCGAACTCGCGCATGGAGGCCGCGATCTGGTCGACCTGTTCCGGGCTGTGGACTCGCGCGTTGCGCGCGTAGGGGATGAGGCTCGCCGCCGATCGCATCTCGATGGCCGCGGCGGGCCAGTGCGTCGGGGCTGTCTTGACGGCCCGCGGCCGCCTCCGGGTCGTCATCGCGCATCACCTCTGGTGCATGTGGGCTGGGCCGCCATATGGTGACGGCGCGCGCGTTCGCGCAACAGGAGTTTAACCGCCATGGTTACGAAGACGAACGATAAGGCGCCGGCCGGGAACGTCGGAAGCCAGGCTACCGAGACCGCCCTGGCCGCGCCGCTGGGCAATGCGGGCGCCTCCCCGTCGCCGGCCGGCGCGGAAACGGTCGTCGAGCAGCCGAAGCCGATCGAGGCGGTGCCGGGCTCGATCGACCTGGCCAAGGCCAGCACCGAGGACACCACCCGCGCCATGGCGGCCGCGGCCCAGGATGAGGTCAAGCACGCCGAGATCGTCGAGGCCGAGAAGGGCCAGGCCGCCGCGGCCGAGATCAGCGGGACCCTGCCGGCGTCGGCTACCGCGCCGGCCGCTGACACCTACCTCGGCGTGCCGATGGCGGACCTGGCCGCCCAGCCTGTCGCGCCCGCCCCGGGCCCCGCCTCGGTCGGGGCGATCGACGAGACTGACCCGGGCGTTCCGGCGCCGGCCGTCACGCCGACCGCGACCACGAAGACGGGCCACGTCTTCTCGGGCGAGATTGCCACCCTGTGGCACAAGCTCAAGGAGGGCGCGACCGAGCAGGAGCTCCGCCTGACGACCGGAATCCATGACGTGATGAGCCACGTCCGCCGGTTCGAGCGCGACGCCATCGCGCGCATCACCAGCCGGAGCACCGCCGACGGGATCGTCTACCAGGCCAAGGAGCAGGGCGAAGCCTGAACTGTTGCAATTTCTGCAACAGTCGGAAGGGCGGCCGGCTGGCCGCCCTTTTTCGTTGGCGGCCGGACTCGCGGGGGTGCATGATTCGGTCATGCCAATCCGCCCCGCCCATCGCCGGCTCTATCCCACCGACTGGCGGGAGGTCTCGGCCGCCGTCCGATTCCTCCGAGCCCGAGGCCGATGCGAGGATTGCGGCCGGCCGCACGGGCGCCTGGTGCGCCATCTCGGGGACGGCCGCTGGTGGGATGAGGATGCGCGGACCTGGCGCGATGATGCCGGCCGCGCGATCGTGGCGCCGGATCCGTCGGAGATCGCCGTGCGACTGCGGCGGACATGGGTGGTCCTGGCCACGGCCCACCTCGATCACGACCCGACCCACAACGATCCGGCCAACCTGGCCGCCCTGTGCCAGCGATGTCACCTGATCAACGATCGGGAGGAGCATGCGCGGCGGCGCCGGCTGACGATCTTGGGGCGCCGCGCCGCCGGGGACCTGTTCGAGGGCCCATACCCGGCCTGATCAGCGGCCGATGCCGCCTGGCGGGCTTTTCCGGGGGCCCTGGCCATCATTCTGGCGGGGTCGCCGAAATGACGCCGAAGTTCCATAACGGTGGTTACGCGAAGGCAAATGGGCGGGGTCTGGAACGACGACTCCCCCGCCCCTGGTCCTGCATCATAACGCGGGGCGGAGATCGCCACCAGAGGCCCGCCGCCGTCGACTTTGGCCGTAGCGCGCGGCCAGCGCACGGCCCTCGTCGCAGGACTGGCACGGCGCGTCTCCGAACCCGCCCTCCACCTCGACGGCGACGAAAGCTCGCCCGCTGCATGATGCGCAGCCTGGGCCCACGAATGGGTCCGGCCACTCGCCCACCGGCTCCAGAGCATCGCGCGCGCCCGCGATGTGAGGCACCACCAGGAGCGCCGCGCCGCCATAGGTCGTGTGCATCAGATCCTCGGCCAGGCGCCGGCCGGCGGGGGTGTCTTCGATGCGAAAGGTCCACCCGCCGTCCGGATGCGGCGCGACCGACAGGGGGATGAGAGCGTGGCCGCGCATCAAGGCGTCTCCGTCCCAGCCGGCACCGCTCCGCTGTCGCAATAGGGGCACCATTCGACGTATCGCCTGTTGCCGCAGCGGGAGCACACCAGACCCCCCGCCGGCACCGCCCCGCTCTGCTGGCCCATCATCTTGCCACCTTCGCGGGCGCCTTGCCCTTCGCCTTGAGCGCCGAGACCTCCCGCGCGAGCGCGGCCGATGTCCTATTCGCGCGTGCCAGCTCCCCCTTGAGCCCCCGGACCTCCGCGACTAGGTCGCCATGCTCCTTGAGCGCCACCCGCACCGCTTTCACGGCCGGATGCTCCTTGCGCGAGGCGGCCATCAGCGGGTGCCCTCCCCCGTCGGCATCGGCGGCCGCCGGCCGGCCTGGATGTCCTTGGCCCGCTTGAGCAGCGCCTGGCTCACCATGTCGGACAGCGCGCCCTTGATCCTGGCCTCGGCATCCTCGATCCCGTGGTGGTCGACCAGATAGGCGAACATGCCGATCATGGTGGCCAGCGCGTTCCGGTCCCCCGCGTCTGGGCCCTCGACCTTGCGGATCCCGTTGAGCATCTCGCGGTGCATCATCGAGGCCTCCAGGATCCCGGGGCTCGCCTGCGGCGCCGCCTGTGGCTCGGTCACGGGGACTCGAGCGGCCAGGCGCGCGGCCCGCCGCCTGTCCGCCCGGTTCATGCCCCCCAGCAGGAGCCCTTGCGGCAGATGCCCGTCCTGGGCCCGCGCGTCGTCGGGTGATCGCATCGTTTCGGCCTCTCTCGGCATAACCGGGGCGGTTACGCTATCGCCCGAGCATATGGCGCCGCGGGTCGCCAGCTGGCAACCGTCTTCCTTCCCCGATCTCCTCCGCTCTCAACCTCGATTCCCTTGGTAAATAGATGGTTGTTCGTGGTGGGCGCAGATTTGCCCCCACCCTGTTCCGCCGTCCGCGGGCTCTCGGCGGCCACCTTGCGGGCGCGGGTTCGCAGCCAGGCGCGCCACTCCGGCGAGACGATGCGGACCGTGTTCGGCGCATTGCGGAAGGCCTGGATCCGCCATTCCTCGGACGTCACCAGGCCGATCGCGCGGGCCTCGCGGAGCGTGTTCTTCACGGTGGTGCGGCACACGCCCGCCAGAGCGGCGATCTGGCCCAGGGGCATGCGGCAGAGGCCGCGCTGGACCACTTCGGCGGCGATCACCGCCAGGACCGCGTGCTCGGAGGTCGTAAACCTGGCCGCCAGGGCCGGCGGCATGTAGCCGGAGCCCGCCCAGCGGCGGCGACGCTCCACGCTGGCCGGGGATCGGGCCCGGGAGCCCGTGCGGCGGGCCGGCTTCGGGGGGATCGGCAGCGCCTTCCGGACCTCGATGAGCTCGGCGAGACATTGTGTCTCGGCATCGTCCAGATGGCCGAGGGCGTGCGCTTTCCAGAGCGCGGAGGCGAGCTCGATGAGCTTCACCCGTGGCGCCGCCTCTATGGCGCGCCGGAAATGGTCGGATTGCATACGTCTGGCCCTTGTCGGGCCGCTTCGGGGCGAACGACGGCGATCGGGGCTCGGCACTTCCCCGTTGACACCTCAAGGTGTCTCGCCCATCTTCCCCTTGCGAGTGGATCGGATGAGCTATCCGTTTAGAGACCCCTGGGCCGGCAAGCCTGGGGGTCTTTTCGTTTCAGCGTCCTGGGCGGCAGTGAATCTCCTGGCCCGAATCGAGACGGGCATCGCCCATCACGCCCATTCGGGCCTCCAGTGTCAAATGCTCGAGGGCCTCACGAGTAGCCCCAGCTTTCGGCAATCGCCCGGAACCGCTCATAGCCGGGATGGCCAGGTCGGCCCGAAATCGGGTTGTCGCGATTGGCGCGATCCGACCGCTCCCCTCTCAAATCCCAGATGAGAACGGCGAGATGGTGGGCCGCGTCGCCAGTGTCACGAAGCTTGATCTGGGCGAACTTCGCCTCGGCGCCCACGATCGCGGCATCCAACCGGGCATCGGATAGCCGGCGCATCCCCGCGCGGAGCTTGTGCATCCGACGAATCGAGGGGTGCGGCGTCATCGGCCGGTCTCCCTTGCCTTGGCCCGGGCCGCGGCCATGAGACCGGCGGCGTCGCCCATCGCGTCTGACCAATCGACGGGCGAGGGCGCTTCGTGCCAGGCTACCCCCATCATCTGGACAGCCAGCTGCGCCAGGCGCCAGGCCTCCGCCTCGACGTCGACCAGGTCAAACGCGCGGTCCACCTCGGCGTCGCGCTCCTCCCGAGTCTGGCCGGCCTCCGCCTTGGCGCGCTCGCCCCGGCAATGGGCGTCATAGGCCTCGACTACCACTTCCATCCGGGCCGACTCCGACATCGCGGCCGGCCAACCGGGCCCGTCCAGGATCTCGCGCAGCGTCTTACCTGACCAATCGACCCGCCCACGGAGCGGCTCGGGAGGATCGCCGGCAATGTACGCCCGTCGCTCGATCGTCATCAGCGCCGCGCGCCACGCCTCCAGGTCGGTCCACCCGGATCCGAGCTCCTGCTGGGGCGACGTGGCGTGATCGAGCACCACGAACATCCCGTTTTGCTCGGGCAGGACATGCTCCGTCGCGCTCGGCAGATGCCGCGCCACCTCCGCCTTGAGCCGCGCGATCTCCTCCGGGCCGGTCTCGCCGCCGGCCTCTATGATCGCGGCCGCGACGACGCATCCGGGCTGATGGCCAGGCGGGCGCCCAGCCTCATTGCCGTATTTTCCGCCCCGGCAGATGGGGCACCAGAGCTCCGCCTCGAACGGCTCCTCCCCCGGCAACCACTCGACAGCGCGCAGCGCCGCCAGCACCTTTCCGCTCATCCGACCCTCCTGTTGAAGCATGCCGAGGACAGGAAGCCCGCCCGGCTGGGGCGCTGGATCCGCTGGAGCGGCGACAACGGGCGAGCCGGCCCGCGTAGCTCGATGCGGATCGGCGGGATGGCCTCCAGCGTGAGCGTGCCCAGATCATCGCCCTGGACCTCCGGGATCTGGACGCTGTCGAGCTCGACCGGCTCCCCGCCGAGGTGGAGAAACCACCCTCCGACCTTTGGCTGTCCCATGTGTGCTGTCTCCCCGTTTCGTAACCGCCGCGGTTATGCCGTGGCCGATCCATATGGCTCGCGCGCCCGCGTGGCGACAAGCCCCTCCCGCGACGCGACATGGAAATGCGGAAAATGGAAACACAGCCGAATCTCGGGCTGCTGCGTCTGCGCATGACGTCTGCCGATCCTTACGGTCCCTAGACCCCCCCGGGGGTGGGGGGCCTCCGCCTCGCGCGGGCCTCGGGGGGTGGGCGCGCCTGGTCGCGGTGCGGTCGACAGGGCCTGCGAGAGGGCCGGTGTGCGGGCTCGTGGCGTTGGCGTGGTGCCCGCTACGTGGTGGAGCGCAGGCCTGTGTGTGGCCCGCACAGAGGGGCACACGCGCAGGGGGCGCAGGACATGCGGCGAGGCAGGCCACGAGTCCGCATTCTCGGATGGATCGGGCCAGGGCATGGGGGTGGGGGGTCGGTGGGTGCGGCCCTGGTGGTGGGGCGCGGCGCCGGGCGCGTGCACATAGGCCGCGGCACCAGGCGCGCGGGGATCACCCCGCAGGGATCACCCGGCGAGAGGGTGAGCTATTGGCCCCCCTGCATTCGGTGACCAGGCCAGGTGGGGACCAGGTGGCGCCCGCCTCTGGTGCGGCCCACCGCCCCGTGTGTATTCCGGAACGGATTGGGCCTCGCCCTATGGCGTGGGTGGGATCCCCCCAGCGGCCTTGAAGCGGACCACGTAGGCGAACAGCCCATCGTCGATCTGCTTGCCGACCACGGCCATGTCGACGGCCGACGGGGTGGGCTGAACCGATGCCGCCATGGCGACCATCGCGGCGTCCAGCTGCGGCCGGCATGTGGCGCGGGCCGCGCGGAACAGGCTCTCGGCCGTCTCACGCGCCGGCAGGAGCTCGGCCAGCGTGTGATCGAAGCACGTCCGGACCGCCTGCCACTCGGGGAGGTCGGCGGAGCTCGCGGACGCGGGGAGGACGGCCACCAGGGCCGCCAACATGATGGCGCGCATATTCTGACCCCCGAAATGCAAAATCTGGGCGGTCGTTTCCGGCCCAGATCGAGCAGCATCGCACGGGGTTGTCACTTTGGCCCGCCGCCCCCGATCAGCGCGGGGGCGGCATTGTGGGTTCAGGCCGCGTCGGCCTCTGGGGCCTCGGTGGTCTCCGCGGCCTTGAGGCCAGCCCGCTCCTCGATCATGGCCACCAGCTGGAGGCGGAGGTCATCATCGCCGATCGCGGCGCCCAGGATGAGCTCGGCCGCATCCTTCATGCCCTGGATCCATGCCGGATGGCGGCCGGCCGGCTGCTGCACCTGGTTCGCGTCGCGCTCCGCCGCGGCGTCGGCCAGGATGTCCATCTGACGATCGGGGATCGGTGCGAGATCCTTGAGGGTGGCCTTGGAGCGCCCCTCGGCCTCGGCCTTGGCCACGGCGGTCTCCAGGGTGGAGGTGGCCGCCTCGGCGTCGCCCTTGTGGGCGCGGATCGTCTTGGATGCCAGGTCGGCCGAGATCTTCTTGCGGGTGACCATGTCGGTCACCTTCCAGGGCGCCGCCTGGAGGCGGATGAGCTCCTGGAGCCGATGCACCGTGATGCCGGACTTGGCCGCGATCGTCTTCTCGTCGGCGCCGAGGTCGAGCAGGCGCTTGTAGACCCGGGCCGCCTCGATGGGCTCGAGCTTCTTGCCCATGTTCTTGACGATCTGGGCGAAGATCCGGTCCACCTCATTGTGGTGGCGCGGCGTCACGATGCAGGGCACGGAGACCACGTCCGTGCCGCGGCTGATGGCCAGCATGGTGGCCGCTAGGCGGCAATGGCCGTCGACCACCACGGGGGCGTCGTTTTCCCAGAAGATCGTCAGGGGCGTCTGCACGCCATATTCGGCGATCGACATGGCCAGCTGGTCGATGTGCTCGGCGTTGCTGGGGTCGTTGGGATCGCGGCTGTTCCAGCCTTCCTTCACGCGGATCTTGCGCGGGTCGACCTTGAACACGTCGGACTTGCCGAGCGCGATGTCCTTGAGGCCGCCCTGCGGCTTCTTCTTCGGGGAGGCGGCGGTGGTGTCCTGGTCGAGGACGTCGTCCTCCAGGTCGATCTGGGCGTTCATGGCATCGCTCTCGGTTGACGGAAAAGCCCGCGTGAATGCCGGCGGCGCGCGCCGGCATGCAGATGGGCTCACCCTTCCTGGCGGCGCGTGACGTGGTGGCCCTGGGCCTTGAGGTGCGCGGCGATGATGTCGGCCACTGCGGCGTCCGTGGTGCGGCTTTCGCTGACGATCACCAGGGTGCGGGCGTTGACGTGGGCGGTGATGAAGTAGGTCACGATCTCGATCTCCGTGCGGAGCGGGCTGTTAGAACCGCCTCACGAGATGAAATATAACCGCGCCGGTTACGGAAGCAAGCCCCAAACCGGCGAGGCCGCAAACATCAGCGCATCATTTCCTGATCAATACGCTTAGCGGCGAGTAGCGCGACGTCGTGGCCCGTGCGGAGATTGGATGCCATGTCGATCTCGCGGATGATCTGCTTTGCCTTGCGCAGAGCGGCGTTCCAAGAGGCGGGCTCGGGCGTGCCCTCTTTACGGACGGGGCGTTTGGGATCGTCGACCAGCTTCAACAGTGCTTTGACGCGGGCCAGAGGGATGCCGTGCAGCCTAGCAATGGACTTCTCATTCTGGCCGAGATCCAAGAACCGCTTGAGGTCGAGGGCAAGGTCTCGATCCTCCCGCGTTCCTTCTATGTTCTCATTCATGGCCCACATCCCGTTATCGCCGACTCGATAGCGTTTCATCTATCGGCACAACCGTTATTAAGTCCGGCGCGAAGTCGCAATAACCTTTCGCTTCATCGAAACTGAAAACGGCGGTCCGTGTTCCCACGGGCCGCCGCCTATTCCTCTGGATCTAAGTCCGGGGGTTCGATTACGAACCCTGTTCCTCGGCCGGGGCCGCGCCCTGGCTGGCCGGATCGACCACCGCGGGCGAGCCGATCGGCGTGGGGACCTGGCCCGGGTTGTCGTCGACCGTGTGGCCGTCCACCGGCTTGCCGTCGCTGCTGGCGGCGCCGACGGCCTGGGCGCCGAGGGAATCACCGGGGACCTGGCTCGCGTCGAAGGGCTTGGCGTTCGGGTCGGCGCTGGCCGGGTTGGCCGTGGCGTTGGAGGCCGTGCCGAGCGACGTGATGGCCGGACTGTCGGGCAGGCTGGGCGTGAGCACCGCCACCGCGTCGGCCTTGCTGCCCATGGCGGTGATCTTGTCCGAGAGGCCGGACTTGATCGAGCGAAGCCCCGCGATGGCCTGGTCGATGCCGTCGCTGTCGCCGCTGTCCTGGGCCGCCTGGAGATCCGCCAGGTGGGCGTCGTACTTGGCCTCGAACTCCGTGAGGGTGGTCGAAACGTCGGCGACGCTGTTGAGGAGATCCTGGGTCTGCTGCTTCATGGAATCGATGCTTTCCTGCTCGTGGACGATCAGGCCGCGGACTTCCGCGCCCATCTTGTTTCCGCGCTCCACCAGCCTGATGAGGTGGTCGACGCGATCGACAACCGGCCCGAGGTATATCGCAAGCTCCTGCCTGACAGCGGCGCGGACTTCCGCGCGATCGGCGCTCGACAAGGTCATGGATCATATCCGGATCGGTTATGGAGACCCGGACTGTAGGCTTTCTCAGACCGCCGTCAAACCCCGAGCATGCGCCCGAGCTCGTGCTGTAGGCGCGCCTCCAGCTGTTGCCTGGCCACCTTGTGGAACGCGGCCAGGGTAGCGTCCTTGACCATCTCCTTCGGCAGGCTGGGCCCGAACATCTCCGCGAAGCCGTTGTTTCGGTTCTCGCCCTTGGCCTTATTGCCGGTGAAGCGGCCGTTGCGGATGAAGACGTGCGCCCCTCCGGAGCCCTGCGCGATGGGATCGCCTGTCCGCCATGAGCCCTTGAAGATGAACGCATGCTCGAACCGCTGCATGCGGCCCCACACCTTGGCGCGGACGCCGTAGCTGAACTGGCTCGGATTGAAAACCGACAGCGGGAGCTCCTTGCCGTGAGACCAGATCACGCCCTGCAAGGCGCCCGCACCCTGCTGGGCCGATAGCGTCATGCCGACCTCCCGGCGGATCACCGCCCGGGGCGCGCTGGTCTGCATCTGGAGGGCCCGCGTCACCGCGGTGTAGGTGGTCCTGGTGGCGCGATTGATCGCGCGTGACATGGCGATGCGCGCTCGGGTGTCGCCCAGCGCGGCGATCTGGTTTTCAAACCGTTTGAGCACCTGGCCCTGCTGGAGCATTTCGATCTGGACGGGGACCCGCATTATTCGCTCCGTTCGGGCTTCGTGCCCTTGCTCGCATAACCGCAGCGGTTATGTTGATTGGACAGGGCGCGGTTGACCTAGCGCCCCGCAGGAGAGATCGACATGGCCACCGCGCCTCGCACCTACCACGTTCTGCTTGAGGCCTGCGGCTTCAATGGCGCCTCCGCCTGGTCGTTCGAGGCGGGATCCTACGCCGCTTCGGACATTAGCATCGCGCATGACGCCCGGCTCGCCGCCGGTGTCCCCGCTCACCATCTGCTGATCACCAGCGTCCCTGCGCCTACAGAGGCTAAGAAACGCCGCAACGTCCGCGCGGCGATGCGCGCCCCCCTTCCGTCCTCCCCCTGATCCCGAGCCTATGCCGCTCCACCCGGGGCGGCATGCACGCGGGATCCTCTCGCCGCCAGGAGCAACCGATGAACGCGATCACCAAGCCCTCCGCCTACAAGGTTTCCACCTCCGCCGGCACGTCCATGGACATCCTGTCCCGCCAATGGATGAGCCGGTCGGCCGACGAGCGGTTTCTGTCGCTCGAGGATCTCCAGGCCTCGCTCAAGGCCCGCGCCGATGCGACCCGGGAGATGACGATCAAGCCGCGCGGCATCGAGGTGCTGGCGCCCGAGATCCAGGACACCGACAGCCGTGACGTGGCGATCGGCAAAAGCCAGCAGCTGCTTTTCGGCCTGCCCACGGGTGACGTGGTGGCGCCCACCAATTGGGCCTTTGGCCAGGCCTGCGGGCTGGCGGGCGCGCCTGGCGCCTACCTCAAGAAGCTGCCCACCCCCATTGTCGCCGACGCCCTCTCCTACGGCCTGCGCTACAATCGGGAGGATGAGGTCAAGCTGTTCGCCGATGGCCAGGAGGCGCGGGCGATCACCGGCCCGGATTATGGCCGCATCTTCAATTGGGAGGTCGCGGAGGCCATCCGCCTGGCGACGGCCGCGGAGAGCGGCGACAACCGTTGGAAGGTCCCGGGCGTCCTGGATTGGGCGACGGGCCTCTACAATCCGGACGTGGAGGTGACCAAGGACACCACCACGCTGTTCGCCAACGATCGCTCGCTGTTCGTCTTCCTCTGCCAGGATCTCGCGCCCGTCGAGGTCGGCAAGCTGCCCGACGGGTCGCCCGATCTCATGTTCCGCGGCTTCTACGTCACGAACTCCGAGGTGGGCGCGGGCTCGCTCAAGCTGGGCGCCATGTACCTCCGCGCCGTCTGCCAGAACCGCATCCTTTGGGGCGTGGAGCGGTTCGAGGAGCTCACCATGCGGCACACGAAGTATGCGCCGGCCCGTTTCCTCGAGGAGGCGCGCCCCGCGCTCAAGTCCTTCGCCGATGGGAGCGCACGGGCGCTCAAGGAGGGCGTGGAGCGCGCCAAGCGCCTGGTGGTGGCCGACAACAAGGAGGCCGCGATGGACTTCCTGGCCGGCCGTAACATCGCCCGCAAGCGCGCCATGGCCATCTTCGACCGGATCGTGGACGAGGAGCGCCAGGGCGACAAGCGCGACCGGCCGGTGTCGGCCTGGACGATGGCCCAGGGCATTACGGCGCAGGCCCGTGACGAGCCCAACGCCGACACGCGCATGGAACTGGAGCTCGACGCGAAGCGCATCCTGGACCGTGTCGTGGTGGCGTGAGCCCCGAGCGTGTGGCGGCCTTCACGGGCCGCCAGCCGCGCGGGACTTCCCCCGTATGAGAGTCGCCACCATGCCGCTCCCGATCCTGGATCTCGATCCGGACCTCACCGCCGCCATCATGATCCACATTGCCCCGCGATGCGTCGAGACGATCCAGACCCCCGATGATGCGGACTTTCTGGCCGCCGTCGCGGTCGGGGAGACGCTTCGCGCGCCGCCCACCCCGACGCGCCGCCGCGTGGCGGACCGCCTCTGGCAGCGCGCCTGCGCCTACCGGGCGACGTCGGCCGCGATGGCGGCGCTCACCGCCGCGCTGATCCTCACCGCGCCCGCGGAGGCCGCGCAGCGCGCGCGTGCCGCCAACCACGTCTCGGCGGCCCAGGCCGAAGCCGATCGGATGGCGCCGTGAAGCCCAGCCTGCTCGACGAGGACATTGCGTTTTTCGAGGGCCAGCTGGTGGCCATTATGGAGGACCGCGGGCACGAGGCCGGCATCAACGCGGCTTTCGCCATGATGGTGGCCGCGGCGGGCCTGGCGCAGTCGACCATGGGGCTCGACAAGGCCAAGGAGCACCTGGTGGCGCTGATGCCGCGCTTCGTGGACCTGGCGCGGGCCCGTGACATCGAGGCGGCACAGCGCGCGGCGATGATCGAGGGCATCGACCACACCATGCAATGAGCGACGCTGCCAGGGCATCGGGTGATCCGGTGCCCTGTCGGAGTCGCTTCCGGCTCACCGAGGATCCGCCATGCCTATGACCAGACCCTACTTCACCAACGCCCAGCTGGAGCGCGCCAAGAACCATCTCATGGCCAACGGCGACGCCGCCTTCGTCGAGTTCCTGCTGGAGGGTGGCATCTACATCCAGCTGCGCTCGCTCGTCCCGCATCCCGTGGCGCTGACGATCGAGGGGGAGGACGCACAGAACGGCTCCATGATCTCCGCCAGCACCGAGGCGGTGATGGGGATGCGCCTGGCGCTCCTGGAGGACACCACCAGGATCGACGACCCCCAGCTGTTGCGGCTCCAGGACGCCCGGGAAACGGCCATCGCCAACCTGCGCGCCGCGGCCAGCGCGGGTGACATCGAGGCCGCCAGAGAGGCCGCCAAGGTGATCGACGCCGTCGAGAAGGAGGCCGCGCCCCTGTTCGCGGCCAATGAGGCCGCACAGCTTCCGGATGACGCGCCGGGCTCGATCCACATGCTGGAGCCGGGCGAGACGCTCCAGACCAGACGCCGCCCCGGGAAGCCGCGCCGCGTGACGCTCTAACGGAAAACGCCGCCCCCGAGGCCGTTTGGCCAGACATCGGGGGCGGCGCTCTATTCGGAGCCGTGGCAGCTGGCCCGGCTCGACGAATGCTGGAAATTGGAGCCGGGGACATTCCCCGCGGCCGATTTGTGGTCGGGCGCGGCCTTGTGGGTCAGAATGGCCCCGGCATGATCGGGTCCGCGTCACCCTCGGGGAAAAGCGACGCGGGCCCGGCGGCGCGTGTGGACGCCGAGCGGCACAGTAGCACCGCTGCGGTTATGGTCAAGAACGACGCGGCCCCCGGATCGAGATCCGAGGGCCGGTGTCAGCTTTTGCCCGTTGACGTCCGATGCAAGGCCTTCCCGGCGTCGGTTCTGAGCCTCGACGGGCAACGACCACCAGGCTGTGACCCACGGCGGGGTGAGTGGGAAGGCGCGCGCAGCCTAGAACAGCGTCTCCGGCTCGGATAGGGGGATGCGCGGCGCGGTGTCGGAGAACATCGTTTTCGGCCCATCGAACCAGGCGCGGCGCACGCCGCCCTGCGCGCCGCCGCGCCGCTTCGCCAGCACCACCTCGGCGAGGCCGCGCCATTTGATCTCCGCTGCCTCCCATTCCGTCCATTCCTTCGAGCCCTTGTCCGGCTCGCTCCGCTTGAGGATGTATTCCGGGCGGTGGACGAAGATCACCACGTCCGACTCCTGCTCGACGGAGGACCCACCATAGAGGTCACCGGCTCGTGGCCGCCTCATCTGCTGCCATGGAATATCGCTGTATTCCTTTTTCAGCTGGGCCAGGAGCACCACCGGGATGTTGAGGTCTTTCGCCAGCTGCTTGATGGACTGCATTACCTCCCGGATCTGCTCGTGCTCGGGCTTTCGGCTGGCCGGCCGGGCGATGTAGAGGAGATGGTCGATCACCAGGAGATCGAGGCCGCGCAGCCGTTTCAGCCTCATCGCCTTCGACCGGATCATCTGCGCGCTCTGGTGGGTCGCGGAGTCGATGTGGAGCGCCATCGACCTCACCTGTTCGCTGGCCTCGTACAGCTGCTCGAGCTCATCGACGTTGACGCTGGCGCGCTCGATCTTGTCCGCGCTGATGCCCGTCCGGCCCGCCAGGTCGCGCTCGCCGAGCTCCTCGCCGTCCATCTCCAGGCTGTCGAACTTCACGACCAGCGGCCGGCCGGTGGCGGGATCGAGGTCCGCGCCGACGTTCGTGGCCAGCTGGAACGCCAGCGCCGACTTGCCGGAGCCAGGCGGCCCGCCCAGCGTGTAGAGCCGGCCCGGCATCAGCGGGCCCGTGAGATCCTGAACGCATTTTAGGCCCACGTTCAGGCCCACCGGGGCCTCCCGGTTGCTGGCGTCTTGCGTCTTGGCCAAGACGCGCTGCTGCACCTCGTAGAGCGTCCGGGAGCCGACGCCCAGCGGATCCGCGATCTGGTCGACGGCCGCCTTGGCCGCCTCCAGGCGCTCCAGCGCGGACAGGCCGTTGTCGTCCCTGGCGCCGCGCATCAGCACCTCGCCCAGCCGGATCATCTGGCGCCTGGCGTACATATCCTCCAGGTCGCCGAAGTGCTCCGGGAGCTCGGATGCGTCCGCCTCCTCCGAGACCAGCGTGGCCAGGTAGCCCTCGGGAGAGAAGCCGTCGCTGGTGGCCTCATCGCCAAGCTTCGACACGATCGCGGCCACCGAGAACTCGCGGTTGGACTCGGCCAGCCGGTGCATCACGCCCACGATGGCCTGGTGCAGCGGGACGACGAACAGGTCGGGCTTGCATCGCCCCTTCACCGTCCAGAACGATTGCGTGTCGGCGATGAGCGCACCGAGTACGCCCCGCTCCATTGGCCTATTTTCGAGCGGCAGTTTCGTGGTGCTGGTGTTCGTCACGCAGTTTCCCCTTCGATGCGTTGTAGACGTCCAGGTAGTCCCGGCCGAGCGTCGGCGCGGGCTGGATGGTGGCAGGCCGCTTCTCATCGGCCAGCCGGGCCATCAGCTTCCGGGCGGCATTCATGCCCGGGCTGTCGGTTCGCCGCTCCACACCGCGGCGATCGTCGACCTTGATTCGATCCGTGTCCCCGTCGGGCCAGATCAGCGTGCGCTTGCAGGCCGGGGGCGGGATGAAGTTGACCATCCCGCTCGTCGAGAGCGCGGCCTGGACGCCCCCGACCCCGCCCAGCATCCCGAGGATGCCCAGCCCCGTCTCGATGCCCTCGCAGACGTGCGCCGTCTCGCCAGGCGGGCCCAGCCACACGCTCCCGCCCTCCCCGGTGTATGAGCCCAGGCCCTGCTTTGCCGGGCTCACAGGCGCCTTGTCCCCGGATCGGGTGAGGAAGATGCGCCAGATGGCCAGGAACCGCTTGGACGGGGCCTGGACGGCCGCCACGAGCCCGGGCCAGCGCGTCACCTGGCCCGTCTCCGGATCGCGGTGCTCCAGGTCGGGATGATAGCGCAGCGTGGTGCATCGGGCGCCGAAGCCGACGCCCCGGCTCTGTAGATACGCCTCCCCGGGCGTCCCCGGGAGCCTCACGGCGGCCAGCCAGATGGCGTGGGCCATGTCCCGCACGTTGCCAGCCCGTCGCGCCTCCTCGCGGTCCTTGGCCGCCTGGCGCGCCGCGTGATCGCGGCGGCCCGCCTCCAGCTTGGCGGCCGCTCGGGCCTGCGCGGCCGGATCCCGCGGGCCGCCGCGCTCGGGCAGGCTGATGCCGGCCAGGGCCGCGCATTCCTCGACGGCCTGCGGGAAGGTGAGGCCTTCCATCTCCATGAGGAGGTCGAAGACGTTTCCGGACTTGCCCGACGAGAAGCAATGCCAGAACCGTTTGCGGGGGATCACGTAGAAGCTGGGCGACCGCTCCGCGTTGAAGGGCGAGATGCCCCTGAACTCCGCCCCGGCCCGCTTGAGGGTCGTATAGCGGGCCGCGATTTCCTCGACAGGCAATCGCTCGCGGATCTCCGCCAGCAGCGCATCGTCGAACCTCATTCGGCGGCCACGTTGAACATGCCGGCTTGATTGCCGAGGCCGTGGAAGCCGAACCGGTCCTCCCGGGAGAATAGCTCAAGCTTCCGGCGACCCTCGCCGACATAGCGGTTGATCCGCCGATAGCTCTCATCGGGCTTCCGGCTGTGCTCTCGCACGGGCGCCAGGATCACCTCCTGGACCCCGGCATCCACGCGGAGGGAGCGGCCGCGCTTGCCGAGGACGATCACCTCCGTGTTCTTCCGGGTGGTGAGCCCCTGGCCCAGATGTAGATCCTCGGCCCCGATCTTGTGATGCCATGGATGGCCGCGCCGCAGCTTGACCCATGTGAATGCGGTTGCGGTCGGCGTGAAGCCCCAGGCCTTCATGATCGGGATGTGTGCGCCGATCACGAGCAGCGGCGTGGTGATCCAGAGGAACAGCGCCGCCTCCTTGGCCACGACGTCGCGGACCGGCAGCGCCTCGATCTCAGCCAGCGTCATCACCGGGTAGTGGCGCGCCGCGTTGCGGCCGGGCTTCGCGGCGCTGTTGCCCTTGAACGTCCAGGCGGGATCGGCCAGCACGACGTTGAAGTCGCCACCGGCCAAGCCAAGGAGATCAGCGTGGATGTCGTCGCTCACCGGCCCTCCTCCATCGGCGCGCAATGCGTGCCGCATTCCCCGTCGAACTCGTCGTCCTCATCGGGCGCATCGAAGAGCTCGGGCGCGCGCCGCACCTCCTCAATCAGCGCGCTTGCGTGGTCGCGCCGATCGAACCACCGGCCCCCCACGGCTTCCTGCTGCGCCCACCAGCCAGGAACCCAAGGGGCATCGCGCGCGATCCGCTTGCGCAGCGCGCGGCCTTTCATGAAGCACCAATCGCAATTCCCCTCGTGGGGGCGCAGGCCGAGGTCGAAGCCCTGGGGCATATGCCCGGCGTCCGTGTTCTCCGTGGGGCCTAGCCAGAAGGTCAGGACATCAACCTTCCTGATGCCGGCGCGCTGGAGCGGAAAGAAAACGCGGCGGGGTGGATCCCTGGGGACCTCGTGTTTCAGCTTACGATCCCATCGGAACTCGGCATTGGACATCGCGCGAAGGATGCGGTGCTGCTCATCATCGCGGAGGCCGATCACTTCCAGATATGAGCCTGGCGCCCATCCATGGGCGGCCGCGAAAGCGGTGAGGACCCACACCTTCAGGAACTCGGTGCACCATCGCTCCTGCCAGTTGGGTAGACGCTGTTTCATGGCGATCAGGGCCGCGAACGGCTCGCCGTGACGTGACGCCGAATTGAACCCGACCTCCTCGAACCCGGCGTCCGCGACCATGCGACGTTCTGGATCGTTCTCGGTGAGCCACGACGCCAGAGACGCCGTTCCCGCCGCGCGGCTAGGCGTGGCGCGCCACTCAAGCCAATGGATGCGGACACCCCAGCGCGCCTCGCACTCGTGGACGAACCGCAGCGTTTCGGGGCGCTCCTTGCCCGTGTTGGCGAACGCGACATGGACATCGGCCGGCAGCTGGCCGCCATGAGCGTCGAGGATCCGCCGCAACATGAGCGCCGAGGTCCGACCGCCGCTGAAACTGATGATGGCCGGGCCGCTGATGAAGAAGGGATCGCCGATCATCGCTTGCCGCCGATCATCGACAGAAGATCGCCCTGCGCGCGGGCCGCCGCCTGGGGCCCATGGAGCGCGTGCATCAGGATGCCGATCGCCTCGGCCTGGTCGTCCACGTCGACATCATAGCCGAGCGCCTGGACGCGCTTCCTAGCCTCGCGCTTGAAATCGAACGTCGGCGGGGAGCCTTTCGGCGGCCGGCCGTAGCCGAGGAGCGTCACGCGCCATTGCGAGGAGGCATAGCCCTCGGCCGGGATGCTGTAGAGCGCGGCCAGGGTGATGATCGTCCCCTTGACCATCTGCAGCTGCTTGACGGTCTCGGCGTTGAACGACGCCCCGCGGCCACCCGCGGCCTCCGGCTCCGCCTCGGGTGGCAGAAAGGATCGGCCGCCTGGCGCGCGGGCGCTCACCGCGTCATGCCGCGCGACGGGGAAGAACGGCTCCTCGAACGCCAGCATGTCCGGCTGGTATCGCTCGATCAGCTTGGCGATCGTCCCGTGGAGGTAGGCCAGGCGCTCGCCGAAGGCCTCGCGCTTCGGGACGCGGATGGAGCCGAAGTCGAAGCCGCCCCGCTCCGTCCGATTGCTGCCGGCCGCCCAGCCGGTCAGGCTCGTGGCCTGGTCGAATGCGAGGACTTTCACAGCATGGCCTCCTGGCCCGAAGCGGCGGCGCGCCGAGCGCGGCGCGTCTCGGCATGATGCTCCCGATCGTATCGGAGATGACACCGCTGGCACATGGCGCGCAGGTTGGCCGGATCGGCGCTGGTCTCGTCGTGATCGAGGTGGGCGACCGTCAGCACCACCTTGCTGCCGGTCACCGGATGCGGCTCGCCATTGGCGGCCCGGCAGTTCGGATAGACCGGGGAACCGCCGCAGCGGTTCCCCTCACGCGCTCGGATCTGCCGGCTGATCGCTGGCCAGTCTTTCGGGTAGAGCGCCTTGCGCTCCGGCCGGATCGGCATGTGCTTCCCCTTCATCGTGCGCCCGGAGCTCCCGGAGATACCAGGCCGGCACGCAATCGAGGCACCACCAGGTGCCGTTTATACCCTTGAGGATCGAGCACCCCTGCCCGTAGACGCCCGGATCCCCACACTCCACACAGCGCGGGGAGAACAGCGTCATGGATCAATGCACCGAGGTGTCGTCGCCTTCTTCGGCGTCGCCGCTCTCGTCGTCACCGTCATCACCATCCGGCTCGGGCGTCCGCGGGATCGGCCCGGGCTTCGCGTCGGCGATGGGCCGCAGGAGGTCGTCGCCCTTCTTCTCCTTGATGTTGAAGATGGCCTCCTGGCCCTGGTCCCAGCCCTTGAAGTAGGCCTGGCCCTCCGGGGACGACGCGGCATAGCGATCCGGGAGCTTGCGGCTCTCGCCCGCCGACCCGTGCTCGAAACCGAGGCTGTGGGCGATCTCGCCTCCGGTGCGCCGATCGGGCCCGAACAGATCGGATTGCGATCCGAGCGGCATGCCCATCCACCGCGCGACGCGATACTGGCGCTCCATGCGCTCCTTGAGATCGGCCTGGCCCTCGGGCGATCCGAGCTTGAGGGACTCCTTGATGTCGGCCACGGCATGCTCACCGAGCTCCGCTTTGGCCAGCTTGCCGACATTGAGCAACGCCGCGTCCGCCAGCTTCTTGGCCGAAAGTGCGACCTCGTACTTCTTCTTGTGCTGGAAGAATAGCGCCTGCTGCTCGACGTCGCTCAAGGTGCTATTCTTGCCGGCGCCGCTGACCAGCTTGAGATCAGGCTTCGGCGTCTCCGACGCTTTGCGGCCCGTCCCCCGCGTGCTCATGGCCTTCGCCACCTCCGGCTCCGGCTTCGGCGTCTCCGTTGCTTTCTTTCGGCCCACCATATTGATCTCCGGGTTGAATGACGCCGGCCTCCAGGAGGAGGTCACGGCACGTCTCGATCCAGTCGACGAGGTCGACTTGCCGATTGGTGAGCCGATAGCAGCTGACCATGATCTCCGCGGACGGCCACCGCGCGCCGGTCACGTTCCGGTGCAGCGTGATGGGGGCGACGCCGAAGTGGCGCGCCACCTCGCTGATCGACATATGATTTTTGGTCAGCCACTCGAGCATTTGCATGGGATCACCATAACCGCAGCGGTTACGCCCGCACAAGCGTTTCGGTGAAGATGATCCGGCTGGGGGCCTATCCCGGCTCGCCCCATTGGATGCAGACGCCCTCGAAACGAATCGTGCCGTGCGCCTTGATCCAGAAAGCCACCATCTCGGCGAAGCTGTCAAACCCGTCGCGGCGTGCGAACTCCTCCTCCCAGCCCTGGCCGCACCACATGCGGTCGACATGCAGGCGGGCGTGCTCGACGGCGCCGGGAAGCGGCGCTCCCTTGAGGCTGGCCACGCCCGTGAGATCGAACGTCACGGGCAGGAGCCGCAAGCACACGACGTCGTCCCGGATCTTGCGGCAGGACTTGGTCCGCATCCCCGTGTAGAGCTGGATCAGGCCGCCCGGCTTGACGTGGGAGCGCCGGCCGTGAGCTCGGATCGTCTGGCGTTTGGTGCCGGCCTGGATCGGCGCGACGAATTGCGGGGCGAAGCTGTAGGCGGTCAAGGGTTCATCCTCCGTTCCCGGATTCTGCCATAACCATTCCGGTTACGGTAGCCCGGCCAATTGCGGGATCTTGACCGCCCCTTGCGCGACGAGCCGGATATAGGCCACCGCGTCTGAGCGCTCGACGAACTCTGCCTGCGCCGATTTCCTGGCCGTGATGGATCTAAGACGCCCCGCGAATGCCTGATAATCCAGGTCGGCGGAGATCGCGGACCAGCCCTGCTCGACCAGCATCCGGTTCACGATCAGTCGCGCGCTCTTGTTGTTCATCCTCATGGGGTTTCCCTGAAATTCCGATTGAGAGGGTAGGGTTCGAAGGCGAAGATCCCCCCTTACCCCCCAGGACAGAGTCCTAGAAGGAGGGGGAATCGAACGCCGCTGCCATTCCGACCGAGCCGGGCATGGGACAGAAGACGGAGACCTCTCGGCACCCTCAACCTCAGTTTCCCCGAAGCGCACCGTAGGTCTCTCGATCCCCGCGCGTTGCCGTCCCCTTCGGGCGAGCTCCGCCGCGGTTACGCTTTGGAGCCGAATGACGGCCGGCGGACCTTGCAATCTGGGGGAGTTGCGGGCACAGTTTGCCCGCGCTTCACCGCGTATCGGGGATCGTGGTCCGGCCAAGGACGATCACCGACATTGACCCCGCCTCGATGCTTCGCGCTCGGGGCGGGGTTCGTGTTTGTAGGCCGAGCCGCGACGCGGTGGCAAGTGCGAGCCCGTCGAATTATCGGGAAGCCGTTTGCGTTTTCATAACCGCAGCGGTTATGGTGCGGGGTGCGATGCCGTTTGGGATGAGCCCGCCGGCCGCCGATCCCGAGACCGATTCCCATGCAAGAGCCGTCGAAAACCCACCCGTGGGCACCGCCCAATCTCGTGCAGCCGGGGGCCTATCCGCCCCAGGAGGTCTCCTACCTCCTGGCCATCGAGCGCGAGCTTCTGGACGACACGCGCTATGCCGTCCGGGAGATCCTGGAGGCTCGCAAGGACATCACGTTGTCCGACGCGATCGGCGGCGCTCTGACGATGGTCGACGTAGCGCGCCGGCATTGGCGGGCCGCGCTGCTCGCCTCGGCCGCGCTGCCCCCGCGCCCCGTGGCGGCCATCAGTGAGCGCGTGGCGACGCTGGAGGCCGCCGTCGAGGATAGCTCCGAGCTGATCGCGCATCTGCGGGCGGAGATCGAGGAGCGTGATCGACGGCTGGTCACGCTTCAGGGCGAGGTCGACCGTCATGCGGCCTCCGCGGCACGCGCGCGTGTCGACGAGAACCGGGCGCGGAGCGAGTTGCTCGCGGCGAAGACGGCCGCTCTGGCGAATGACACGGCCCGGACGGCCGGCCCTGGCCCGGACCACGAAACGACCGTCGGTGACCTGGAGCGGATGCACGACGCGCTTCACCGGCTGGCCGAGGGCCCGTACCCTTGGAATGAGGTCGAGCAATTCGAGTTCATCCGGCGATCGGCGGCGGAGGAGTGGATCGTGGCGCAGGCCCACCACGGCCTGACCGGCACACCCGTGGACATGCGCGTCGCGGCCGGCTGGCTCGTCTATGACGTGCCCCCGCAGACGGTGGCGTGACCATGGCCGTCCGCTTCGAGGGGTTCACCTCCGATGATCCCGACCAGGCCGAGGGCCGCCGGCATCTCGTGATGCTCACCATCACGCGCCGCGCCGGCGCGGCCGACGTCTGCATGCCGTTCTTCGCGGCGACCGCCCCCGTCGCCCTGGGGGCCGCGCGCTCCTGGTGGAACCGGGAGACAACCAAGACGGACAAGCGGCAGGGGCCGCGTCCCACTGCCAAGGGGAGGGAACAGGCCGATGGGTAAGCTCAACGATCTCCGCGTGCTCGGCCTGGAGGTCGAGAACGTCAAGCGGATCCGCGTGGTCCGCATCCAGCCAGGCACGGGCCTGGTCGAGGTTTCTGGCCGCAATCGCCAGGGCAAGACATCGCTGCTCGACTCCATCGAGATGGCGATTGGCGGCGGCAAGAAGATCCCATGGGAGCCGATCCGCAAGGGTGAGGGCGTCCAGCACGCCATGATCCGCATGGACCTCGGCAACGACGAAGGCCTCCAGCTGCGGCTCACCAGGACGTTCCGCCCGAGCGAGGATGGCGCGTTCAAGACGACGCTTCGGGTCGAGGATGCCGACGGCTTCCAGCCCAAGGGGGCCCAGACGCTGCTCGACAGCATCGTCAACGGGATGTCCTTCGATCCGGAGGCGTTCTGCCGGGCCAAGGATGACGAGCAGGCGGCCATCCTGCGCGGCCTGGTGCCCGACTTCGACTTCGCCGCCGCGGACGCCGGGCGCAAGCTGGCGTTCGATCATCGCACCGAGGAGCGCCGCGAGGCCAAGCGACTCCAGGCGGCCGCGGATGCGGTCGACGTGCCGGCCGGGACGCCCACCGAGGCGATCGACACGGCGGCGCTTGTGGCCGAGCTCCGGGCGATCGGTGAGACGACGGCCGCCATCGCGCGGGAGCGGTCCGCCCGCACCGCGCGCATCAATTCCGCCGAGGTCATGCGGGATGAGCGGCTCCGGTGGATCGAGAAGGCCAAGGATCTACGCGAGGAGGCCGACCGCCTGGATCGTTTGGCGGCCGACCATGGCGAGATGATCGCGGAGATCGAGGACGAGGTCCGGGCCCTGCCCGAGCTCGAGGCGGAGCCGGACGGCGCTCGGATCGAGATCCAGATTGCGGAGGCGACGGAGACGAACCGCGCCGTCGCGGCGCTCGCCAATCGCGCGGACCTGGCGCGCCGGGCCAAGGCCTGCGCCGACAGCGTGGCGCGCTACGACGCGGCCATCGCGGCGATCGACAAGAGCGTTGCTGACGCGATCGGCGGCGCCGACTTTCCGGTCTCTGGCCTGTCGATCCTGGACGGCCGGGTGATGCTCCGGGGCGTCCCCTTCAGCCAGGGCTCCACCGCCGAGCAGCTGCGGACCTCCATGGCAATCGGTATGGCCATGAACCCGCGCCTCAAGGTGATCCGTGTCCGCCAGGGCGCCATGCTGGATGACGAGGCCTGGGCGATCATCGGCGAGGCCGCGGCCGAGCAGGGGTTCCAAGTCTGGGCGGAGACCATCAGCCCCCACGATGCCAACGCGATCGTGATGGTCGACGGGGAGGTGGCGTCTTGACCCGGGCGTTCCTCGTGCTGCTTGCGCTCCTGATCGGGTTGTTCGCCGCGGCGACGGCAACCGAGGAGGAGAAGCGGAAGCCCTCACAGCCGCCGCTCGGATCTTTGGCCCTCATGGTGCTTGCCATCGTGGCCGCCTATCTCGCGGGCGCGCAGCCATGAGCTTCGCCCCGCAATTCGTCCAGGGCGAGAGCGGGCCCGTCGAGGTCCGCAAGATCCGTCACGGGGAGATCGTGACGGAAGACGGCCTCTACGACATGCCAATCGGCTGGTATCACGACGCATGCACCGATGGGCCGTGCATGTCCTCGTCGGGGCTCCGGACCCTCTGGAAGAAGACGCCCGCCCACTATTGGGACGTGAGCCCCTTCAACCCCAACCGCCGGCCCGATCCGGAGGTGGAGGGCGAGGCGCTCCGCATCGGCCGCGCGGCGCACACCCTCCTGCTCGAGCCTCACCTGTTCAAGGAGCAGTTCAAAACGCGGCCGCCTCAATGGGACAGCTGGCGCACCGCGGCCGCCAAGGCCTGGCGCGCGGAGATGACCATCGAGGGGTTCACCGTCATGGAGGGCGAGGAGATGCTGCGGGTCTCCGGCATCGCCGCCTCGCTCCGCCGTCATCCCCTCTACGAGCAAGGCATCCTCGACGGCGACCTGGAGCTCTCGCTGATCTGGCGCGACCCGCGGACCAAGCTCTGGCTCAAGTCCCGGCCGGACGCGATCCCCACGGGGTCGAACATCCTGGCCGATCTCAAGTGCCTGCGCGCGGGCGACACGGACTCGCTGTCCAGGTCGATCTACGATGCCGGCTACGACATCCAGATGGCGCTCGCCGCGGTCGGCATGCGCCATCTCCTGGGCCGCGCCATGGAGGACTTCGTCCTGGTCGTGGTCGAGAACGACCGCCCCCACGCGGTCCGCATCGCGCCGATCCCCCACGATGAGGTCGAGCGCGCCGTCCTGATGCTGCGCGCGGCCATCAACCTGGCGGCCGAATGCTTCCGCACCGAGCACTGGCCCGCCTACGAGGCGGACGATGCGATCCCCGTTTACCGCCGGCCCTATGCCCTCAAGACGATCGAGGAAGCCATAGAGCGCGGCACCATCCCAAGGAGCTTCTGATGGCGGACGACGAGATGGACGGCCGGTTCGATGATGCCGGCTACGACCAGCCCGCGGGCGGCGCGAGCGGCGGAGGCGGGATCCTGGCGGCGATCGAGCCCCAGGCGAACCTCCTCATCCACGAGCGGGAGATCAATCAGCAGGTCGCCACCGCTCGGAAGTACCCGCGGGACGTCCGCGGTTTCATCGGCCTCACCAAGAACCTGGTCATCGCAGACGAGGACACCGCCATGGAGTGCATCTACGCCCTCCCCAAGCGGAAGGGCTCCGATAACGAGATCGTCGGCCCGTCGGTGCGTTTCGCCGAGCTCGTCGGCTCCTGCTGGGGGAACAGCCGCTATGCGAGCCGGCTGATCGAGGAGGGGTCCGAGTTTCTGACGGCGCAGGGTCTGTTCCACGACCTGGAGCGCAACATTGCGGTCTCGGTCGAGGTCAAGCGTCGGATCGTCACCTCAACCGGCAAGCGATACGGCGTCGATATGATCGGCGTCACAAGCGCGGCCGCGATGTCGATTGCCCTCCGAAACGCGATCCTGAAAGGAATCCCCGGGCCACTATGGAAACCGGCCTACGCCGCGGCATCTTCGCTTATTGCGGGAACATTTGAATCCATTGAGGCCAGACGCCGTACCGCTCTCAAGGCATATGCCGCAATAGGGATCGAGGAGGCGCTTGTGCTGGAGATGCTCGGCGTCAACAATGCCGAGCAAATCGAACCGAAACACATGCTCATCATGCGCGGGACACTGACGGCCCTTCGTGATGGGGACACAACCCAAAGGCAGGTTTTCGGCAATCTTCCGTCGGTGACAGCCAAGCGGGCTTCGATAGATCTGGGCAGCAAGGTCCAGGCAGGACGCGAGTCGGCGGGAGCCGGCCAGGGTGGGGGCAGGAGCAATGGGGAAACGGTATCGCGCCAAGAACCGCAAGGCGGCACGGCGCGCGGAGCGCCTGGTGGAGGCGCGGGAAATCGAGCGCCGGCTGATGCCGTTCCGGGGAAGGCTCGTGGGGCAGGATCTGATGGACGCGATGGCGGGAGCGTTGAAGGATCATCTGGACGCGCGGGCGGAGAGGATCCGCGCAAGGACGCTCCGCAAGGTGATACGGCGGTGGCAGTCGGCGAGAGCCAGGGGGCAGAACGCGGGCCCCAGCCCGAAGCTGGTCCTGCGGCAGCGGGTGATGCTGGAGGCGGTGTCGGCGTGTCCGGTGGCGGCGCTCCAGCAGATAGCGATGGAGCGGGACCTGGTGCGGAAGCACGAACTGCACCTGTAGCCGATGCCGGCATCCCGGCGGGCGATTGGAAGCCCGCCGAGAAGAAACTCCTCGGCAACATCGTCCGGGACCTCGGCAAGGCCAAGTCGGCGATCGAGGTCCGCGACGTCGAGGACTCCTACCGCGAGGCCATCAAGGTGAAGGGGCCGGACTTCCAGAAGACGGCGATGGGCCTGATCGACACGGCGGCCGCGAAATACCGGGCCGCGCGAGGAAAGCTCTGACCGATGCGCCTCGTATGGGACACTGAGACCAGCGGCTTGCTCAAGCCCGGACTACCAGGCGCCGATCAGGCGCAGCCGAACATGGTGCAGCTGGGCGCCATTCTGTTCGACATGAAGTGGCGGCCCGTCGGGAAGCTGATCACCCTGATCAAGCCCGACGGCTGGTCGATCGAGCGCGAGGCCGAGGCCGTCCACGGCATCTCGGAGGCGCGATGCGCGAAGTTCGGCGTGCCGATCGCCGTGGCCCTGGCCGGCTTCCAGGGCCTCGCCGCCAACGCGCTCCAGCTGATCGGCCACCATCAGGAGTTCGACCGCGCCATTGTGGCGGCCGAGCTCGGCCGCCTGCGAGCGGACGATCTGTGGTTCCGCAAGCGCGGCGCCTCCATGGCCTGCACAATGGAGCTCTCCACGAGCCTCTGCGGGATCAAGGGACAGTTCGGCCTCAAGTTTCCCAGCCTCGAGGAGGCGCACCGCCGGTTCTATCCGGAGATGCCCTTCGACACGCGCCACGATGCGGAGGAGGACATCATGGCCGCCGCCCGCATCGCGCAAGCCCTGGAGCGTGAGGGGCTGCTGCCGGCCCCCAGCGCCCGCCCGCCAGTCCTCGATACCTCCTGGAGAAGGCCATGACGCATCACCAGGCCGTCGGCCTCACCGCGCTCGCCATCTTCCTGGTGGCCGTGTCGTCGTCTCTCCTCGGCATGGCCGTGGAGCGCGGCACCCGTATGGATGGCCGGATCACGGTGCGCCTCGGCATCGCTTTGGCCAGCGTGGCCCTGGCGATCTTCATCCTGGGGAGGACGTGATGGGCTTCCGGATCCCTCGCCATCCCGAGGCCTTCACCCGCGACAAGCCGCGCAAGGGTGGCCGGCAGGAGGAGGCCAAGCACCTGGCCTTCGTCCGATCGCTGCCCTGCGCCGTGTGCGGCAAGCGGATCCACGTCGAAGCGGCCCACGTCCGCTATGCGGAGCCCGCCTACGGCAAGACGACGGCCGGCATGGGGGTGAAGCCCGACGACCGATGGGCGGTGCCCCTGTGCGCCCCGCATCACCGGGAGGCGCCGGACGCGCAGCATGCCGGCAATGAGCGCGCCTGGTGGCTCGGCCATCGCATCGACCCCCTGGCCCTGGCCCAGGCGCTCCACGCCTGCTCCGGCGATGAGGAGATGGGCGAGCACGTCGTCCAGGCCGCGCGGACGCGGGGGACGCGCCGGTGACGCGCCTCGCCCCCGGCATGTGCGCTCATTGCGAGATCCAATGCGCGGAGGTTCAGGGCATCGACATCTGGCCCCAGGCGGGCCCCGACCTGGCCGGCAAGATCCTATGGCGCTGCCCCGCCTGCAGCGCGCGCGTCGGCTCGCACCCGGACGGTAGGCCCCTCGGGACCGCGGCGAGCCCCGAGCTCCGCAATGCGCGCATCCTGCTCCACGGCCGCTTCGATCCGCTCTGGAAGGTCGCCCACGCCCATGAGGCCTACGCCGACAGCACCAAGGATCGAAAGGGCCTGGCGATCATCAGCAAGACGGCTCGGCGGCGCTGCTACCGCTTCCTCGCCGAGCGTCTCGGCCTGGCGTTCGAGGATATGCACATTGCGCTGCTCGACATCGAGGAATGCCGGCGGGCGTGGGTGGCGCTTCGGGGCGTCACCTACGACCAGGTCCGCGTCTGGGCCAAGAACCACCCGGAGGCGCAGCCCCCGGGCAAGCGGCCCCCGCATCGGAGCCGTGCATCAGGCCGGGGCTGACGTCTTGTAGGTCGACCCCGAGGGGAGCAGCGACCCGTCGCCTGTCGCGCCCCAGGCCAGTTTGGCTTCGATGTAGGCCAGATTGGCGGGGGACGGCGCGGTCCGCATAATGACCAGGCCCGCCACGTCACCGAAGACGGCGCCGGAGTCCGTATCGACCTCGCGCAGCAAGCCAAACTGTGGCATCGCGCTTCCCAGGGCCCCGATGGCGATGGGATCTCCGACGTCGACACCGCCCACGCGCAGCTGCGCCGAGCCACCTTTCACGACGACACCGAGGAGCATGGGCGTATCGTGCGCCATCGCGGCCGATCCGCCCGTCAGGTGATCGCCGTATAGCTGCACCGACTGCCGGTCCGCCGACGGCACCTGGATGACGAACCCGCCCGCCGAGCTCCAGTCCTGGCTTCCGGCATTGGCGATCGAGAAAATGCGCCCATTGTCGTTCCGGTCATTGTTGACCGCGGCGGTCAGGATCACGGCAAAGTCGGTCGCATTGGCGAGCTCCGGAAGATCGCCGAACAGGCGAGCGTAGGCCCCTGCGACGTTGCCGCCAGCGGTGTCGCCGTTCACCGAGCGGATGGCCGGTCGGTTGGCGCCGAAGCTGCTGGAGGTCACGTAGACGGGTCCTTGCGTGCCGTCCGGCGCGGCGGCTTTACCGGAGCCCGTGGCGTCGGCCACGGAGGTCAGGCGCACCGTGCCGCTGACGTTGGCCGGCAGGATCGAGGCCTTGTCCGTGAAGTCGAAGTGGCGGATCACCCCCGGCACCGTCTCGATCGCTGTGACGGCGGCGACAGTCTTGGTCGTGTAGGCCTTGGTGGCGATGCTCGACATTCCATAGCGCGTGGCCTTGACCGAGATCGTGTAGGCGTGGCCCGGGGTGAGCCCCGTTACGACACCGCTGGCGGGCAAGGCCGCATAGCTCTCGCCGTCGGTGGCATACGTCAGGGTCGTGAAGAACTGCGGCGGCACGGCGATCTTGACCGAGCCCTGGATCTCCTCGGTGACGGTGATGACGGGCGCGGAGGGAGCCTGCGGGCCGATGTCATAGGCGTCGTAGAGGGCTTCAAGATCCGAAATGACATCCGACACCGGCTTGGCCGGCACCAGATATTTGAAATTGCCAGCCTCGTCTCGAGTCCAGGTCGAGGTGTTGTCGTGCGGCTGATCGAAACTCATGAACCCCGGGGCCAGGGTGAACCGATCGCCGAGGCCGATCGTAGATATGGCCGCGATCACATCCCAGCTTGCCCGTGTGCGACGCGTTGCGGTGTCGCGGATCGAGGCGCCGTTGTTGCTCTGGTAGAAGTCAAAGGCCTTCTTAAGCGGGTTGCTGACCGCCGCCGCTGAAAGCAACGGCCCAGAGAAGGCATCATCCTGGCCCCAACGCCCCTCGGAGCACCACACCTCCATCGGCATTGCCCGAAGCGCCTGGAATACGGGGTCGACCGTATCAGGGCGCGAGGACCAGTTGAAGTCATAGGTCTGCACTACGGTCGCGGCGCTTGCGTTGTAATCGCCTCCACCCTGGAATGTGATCCTCTGACACTTCGCCTTTACAAGGGCGTTGCCTGTGCGTCCGTCGATGTCGTCCGCGGATGAGTTAAGAAGGTCGTAGAAGTCGGGCATCGGCCCAACAATGCACACGATAGCCGAGCCATCCGGGGCAGCGGCGAGCGACTTGCGCAGGACAGACACCGGATCCGGATAATCGGAGTTGGTCGCGGGATAGCCGTAGAACGTGGTCAGGTCGGCGTTCATGTAATCGGCCTGCGAGACGTCCGATCCCCTGCGAGCGCCAACGGCCACGGATGTCAGTCCGGCATAGTCCAGCATCAGCTGCGCGACCGAAGCGGCATGGCCTGTCGTGGGCGTGGCGACGACCGATTGCAGGACGATCTGGCCGAGCTTGTGAAGCTGAATCAGGGTGGCGAGGGCCGCGGCGTCGTCAACATCCTGGCCGAGATCGGTGAGGAGACTGACGTGCGGAATCACCGCGGCCCCGCCGCCGCCCGCGCCAGCGTCAGGAGAGGTCCCCTCCGAGCCGTCGGCCGGTGGTGTGGATCCATCGGGACCTCCATAGGGGGTAATCGTGCGCCGCAGTAGCTCGAACTCGGCCTCCAAGGGCGTCAGGGCAATCACCTGCCCCGGCTTGCGGGGCCTGCCCGCGATGTCCAGGAGCAGAGTCGCTCCGTCGAACACGACAAAGTCCTTGGTCGTCATACTGGCCTCCGGATCAGATGGCCGGCAAAGTCGCACATCTCGCGGGCGCGGAACAATCGGAACGAAAAAGGCCGCCCCCTGCGGAGCGGCCCAAGTCTAGGGAGGAAACGCCCCCGAGGGGCCGATCCGGCGCCTCGCAGCGCCATAACCGTCTTGGATCAATCCGCCGGGACGGTCAAGGCGGCGAGCGTGAGGGGCGGGGGCGCATCGGCGATCATGCCGCGCGGCTCGCGCCGATGCCCCGCGCGGCGCACGATCGGATCGAGATCCAGGCGCTGCTCCCGATACACCACGACGTCGGCGGCGACGCGCCTGACCTCGATGGAATCCTCCCGGCGCGCGATGACGGAGGGGAGATGGGTGGGCGGTCCGGCATCGCTGACGATCACCGGGGCATCGCGGGCGCCCGTGGCGGCATGCGAGGTGGACGGAGATCCGAGCGCCAGCGCGCACATGGCGCCGACGATCATTGCGCCGAGACGTAGCCTGGACATGGTCATGATGAGCCCTCGCGGGGTGATCCCGCGAGGGCAGTAGAGCCGAGAGCGGCGGCCGCGTCTACCGGCTCGCCTTGACGGCCGGCTTGGCCGCCACGGCGCTGACGGGCACCGCCTTGATCGTCTGGCCCGGGGCCACCCCGGCCCGCTTCTCCACGGTCCGCATCGTGCCGAGGCCGAGCAGCGCCAGGAGCATCGAGACGATGAGCTCGAAGTTGGTCTGGGGGAACGGGGTGAGCACGCGCCCGGACGTCACCTCGACGAGCCATACGACGTCGGGCGCCACCATCATGACGCCCAGCTGGAACACGAGGCCCCAGGCCGTGAACGGCCGCCACCCCGCCTGGTAGATGTGAGCCCAGAAGCCCTCCGTCTTGCCGTCCTCGATGATGAGGGCCGTCTGCTGGGCCTGGGCCTGGAGATCGAAATCCATCCCGGCCTTCGCCATGTCGAGGACGTGGGCGTTGTTCGCCTCGACCTCCTGGAGCTTCGCGCTGGCGTCCGACGGGTCGTCCATGATCTTGGCCGCGGTCTGGTCCGGAGGGGCATCGAGGGGCAGGCCCAGGGCCGCGTTCATGCCGCGGATGAGCACGTCGACCGCGCTGACGATCATCCCCGCGAACGGGCCGGTGTAGGGCGTCAGCGCCATCTTGAGCAGGTTCTCCGCGATCGGGAGCCCCGCGGTCTCGGCGGCCGCGATCAGCGGCCCGAGGGTGGAGAAGTCGAAGGCCACGATTCGGATCCTTTAGGTCGGGGTGACGGGTGCGGGCTTGTGAAGGGCGGAGGTGATGGCCGCGGCGAGCGTGGCCCAGAAGCCGTGCGCGGGCCCCTGGGCGGCCTTCGGCGGGATGGCGGGCAACGGCGCCGCCACCGCAAGGCGCTCGGTCAGGCTGGCCGGCACGCCCGCGGCGACGGGAACGGGCGTGGCCGGTGTCTTCGACAGGGGCACCGCGTCCGGGCGGATGGCGGCATAGGCCGCGGCCAGCTTCGTGTCGTAGGCGTTGTCGCGGTAATTCACACCGTTGTAGCCCTTGGCGAACGTCGCCCACTGGCCGTTCCGGAGGGCCTTGTCCAGCCCGGTCCCCTTGAGGAACCGAGCCATGGCCATCACCTGGGCGTCCTCGGAGTCGACCATGGCCGCGATCATCGCGGCGGCCGAGGCGAAGCCCGCGAGCTCGTGGTTGAAGCCCATGATCTGGGGCAGGCCGAACGACGCGGACTCGAGGGCCGCGGTCTCGTCGATGATCATGGCGCCCGCCAGGCTCGGGTAGCTGTCGCGCGGATAGCTGGCGCCCTTCATGCTCGCCTTGGCCAGGCCCAGCGTGATCGCCCGGGCCTGGCCGTCCTTGCGGACGCGCTTGTAGAACTGCGCGGGCTCGTAGAGCATCCGGAGCCGGCCCTTGTCGTCGAACCCGTGGCCGTTGGTCTCGACCTGGATCACGGCGCGCAGCGCGCGCGCCGAGACGTCGATCCCCGCCGCGGCCGCCAGCAGCCCACCCTCCGACAGCGGCTTGGCCGCGCCCTTGAAAACGATCGTCATACCCTCGTGCTCCTATGCTGGGGGGGAAGGCCGCGCAGCAGCAGATGCCGCGGGGTGGGGAAAGCGTCGGGGAGGTCGTTCCGCTGGATGGTGGGCACCATCGGCTCCGACTTGTGGATGATGCGATAGACCTCGGGCCAGTAGCCCAGCGTCAGGCCGGCAAGGGTTGCCGCCCCCGCAATCGCCCCGAAGCCTGCCCACTTCTTGCTGGGAATGCGCCCGCCCACGACCGCGGGAGCGATGAGATGGCACGACGCGGCGAACAGCGCGAGGATCAGCCCCAGGCTGTTGAGGTCCGAGTCGATCACCCATTTCAGGCTCGGAAACATCCGGTAGGCCAGCTGGAGGGCCGGACGATAGATGTAGTCCGCCCAGGCCAGCCAGATGCCCAGGCACACGACCGCGGACGAATCCAGCGGCTCCGACTTGAGGAAGCACCGGACCATGTTGGGGGTGAAGGCGACGCACACCGCGGTGGCCATCGAGATCACCATCAGGATCAGCGCCGGGATCAACCGCGTGGCGTCGGTGACTCCCATGATGACCGCGCAGACGAGCGCCGGCAGCACGACGATGGTCTGCACGCGGTCCCACGCGATCTTGTGAAGGATTGTCATCGCCGCATTCGCTCCATGGCTTCGTCCAGCGCGCCTCGCATCCTTGTAGCATCTCGGGTCGCATGATCCGGAGTTTCATCGTCTCTGCTGCGCTGTGTCAGATCATCAAGCTGTTGGAGCTTCGATCGCCCGACAAAGCGGTTGGCGGCCAGCGCCACCGCCGCCTGGTTCCGCAGGTCGTGGAGATCCTGGTCGTGGACATGGGCGAGGGGCAAGCCAAGCCCGATCAGATCGGAGATGAACTTCGGGAGTGTCATGCAGGCCGCCCTCCAAGGCTGAGAGCCCGATCCAACATCTGACCCGCGCGATCCGCAAGCCGCCCTGACGCTTCGCTGACAGCCTGGAGCCTGTCCGACATCTGGCCGAGGCGCTCGTAGTTTTTCTCGACCGTCCTGCCGTTGGTCTCGCTTTGCGTTGCGACCACGCGCAGGAGCTCGATCCCCGCGTTCGTCCGGCGCGCGGCCTCGTCGCTGGCCTCGGCGGCCTTTGTAAGCCCGGCCGTCGATCGCTCGGCCACCTCTGTGGTGCCCTTGAGGAGCACCTTCATCTCGGCGTTCAAGGCGTCGACCTTGGCCGTGTAGGCGGTGTCGCGCGACTTCATCTCCGTCCGCTGCTCGCGCAGCAAGTAGAGGAGGAAGGCACAGAACCCCGGCAACCCGACGTTGCCGATGATGTCGGCCGCGTCCTTAACCCATGACATTTCCGGGGCCATCGGCGCCTCCGTTCGGATCGAGATCCCGATCCTTAACGCGGAGCCGGCGGATTGTCGCCGCGTCAGGCGTGCCCGATTCCGCCTTGTCCGATCGGTTTCGCAGCGGGTGCCGCGGCGGCCGGCTCTGATGCGGGTGTCGACGTGCTGGGCGAGGACGCCTTGCGGCTGTCCTTGCCGGCCGAGCCGGACGGTTGCTTCACGCTGGCCGTCGTCGTCCAGCCGCCGCCCCGCGCGTAGCTGTGATCGGCGGAGTCGATGACGTAGGAGCCAGCCACGCCATCGCGGGCGCCGACGAGCGAGAGCGGGCCGTCCGGCTCAACCGCGGCGTTGCCGTCCATCTCGATGGTCCCGCTTCCACGGTCGCGGCCGCTCTCCGTCTTGTGGCTGTGCGCCCGCTTGCCGGCCTTGGCCTTGTCCGGCTCGGGGTGGCGCGCCGTGTGCTCCGCCTCGGCGTCGGTCTCGTAGTCCGCATCCTCACTCTCGGCGTTCCACTCCGCCTTGTCCTTGTCGAACCATTTGGCGTGGAAGGTCTTGTGCTGCGGCCGACCGAGCAGCGGCTTGATCCGGGCCGAGATGAGGTTGTCGCCCTTGGAGACCGTGATGGCGGGGACCGCCTGGCCGTCCGCTGCCGTGCCGCCGCCGCGGGGCACGAGCGCCGCGTTGGTGCCGTTGACCTTGAAGGTCGCGCCATATTCGGCCGCGGTGCGGGCCGCCCAGGACAGGAAGCTCTCGCCGTGCATGCCGAAATAGTCTCGGGAGATCGAGGCGAGATCCTGATGGACCGTGACCTTCACCCCGGCGTCCTTGCCCCACTTCTGGTAGGCATCGCCCAGCGTCGACTTGTCGAGGTGGACGTGGCGGCGATGCTTGAGCTTCGACTTGGTGATGTCGGCGGACTTGGCCGAGATCGTCAGCGTCTCGCCCGAGCCGCGGTCGTCGAGCGAGTCGACGTCGTCGATCGTCCCCTCGAACACGACTGTGGCATCGTCGCCTTCCCACCCCAGGGAGATCCGGATCGTATCGCCAATGCCGGGCAGGATCAGAAACCCGCCGGTGTCGTCGAGGTCGATCTGGGCGGTGTCCGCCGACTTGCCAGCCGAGAGGTGGATCGTGATCCGATCCAGGATCGGGTTGAACGTGTCGGTGACGATCTCGTCCGCGATCTCGAGGACGAAGTAGGCCTTGCGCCTGGCCATCAGCCACCTCCCCAGAGGCGAACGACGCGCTTGGTGGTGCGGGTGGTCGTGTCGGGGAGGGTGAGCTTCACCTTGGTGCCCACGGGCAGGAACGTCCCGAGATCGGCCAGCCCGGGGTTGGCCTCGTAGGTGGCGTCCACGAGACCGGGATATTCCTTCTGCAGGCGGCGCCAGATGAGGAGGTCCAGGGGCGTCTCCTCCTGCTTGACGGTCAGGATCTCGATCGTCATGGGCGTCAGCCTCCGAACAGCGTCAGGAATTGCGCCAGGTCGTCGTCGGTCGGGTTGGGCTCCTTGTCCAGCTGGATGGTCACCTGAATCTGTCGACCGACGCCGAACGCGCCGATGTCCGTGTGCTTCTCGCGGACCTTGACGATGTAATAGAGCCCCATCCATCGCCCGTCGCCGCGCATCACCGGCTGGCATTGCTGGCTCTTTCGCATGGCGTCCAGAACGTCCAGGGCCGGCAGGCCGCCGAATGCGAAGGGGAACAGCACGGCGGTGATCGAAAGCGTCTCGTCGCCCTCCCCCACGGCCTCGCTGGGGCGTTGCGCGCCCACGATGTCCTTCTTCACGAAGTCGGCGCCCGTCTCGCGCTCGAACTCCTGGGGGGAAAGGGGCGCGGGCTCGAACGAGAGGGAGCCGACTTGGTAAAGGATCGCCATCAGCCCATGTCCGAGAAGTTGCCGGCCGCACCCGCGTGGGCGGACCGATGGAAGGTGTCGGCAACATAACCGGCCAGCTGGCGCTCGTCCTTGTGGCCGACATCGTGGAAATGGTTCTCGATGTGAACCGGGCCCGCGCCGCGACCGCGCGCCACGCCACGCGCATCAGCTTGCCCTCCGGCGCCTTTGCCCCCGCCCAGCGCCTTATCAATCATGTCGTCCGTATAGTAATTTCCGGCCTTACCGTGCTCCTGGACGGCCAAGCCGCGGAGGAATTTCCGCATGAACGTCGGGTTGTCGAGATGAAGGTCATCTCGGTTCGTCATCCCCATTGATCGCGCGACATTGACCGACGCACCAGGGCCGAGCGCGCCAGGCGTCCATCCGCCCTTCGCGGCGATCAGGTCCCACGAGGAATGGCGCCCTTGGCTGTATTTCCGAAGCGCCAGGGCCGCGGCGGCGCGGATGCCGTCTTCCTGCGATCGAAACAGCGCAATGGAATGGTCGACGTCGCGGGAGTTCGACGGGCCCAGAATACCCGGGCCCTTCTGACCGAACCAACCGATGTTGCCGAGATTGCGGGCCCGCATGCCGGCCGTGGCACCCGCGCCGACGCTCGTGAGATCGGACGGACCGTTGAGATAGGCGGCCGGCACAGAGACGCTTGCCGCGCGGCTAGCGCGCGACGGCGGGCGGCTGAAGAATGACCTACCGCCGCCCGTGGCTCGGCCCCCGCCGATTCCCCCGCCTCCGCCGCCGCCGCCCATGAGGTCGTCGCCGCCCGCGCCGCCGTGCAGATGATCTCCGCCACCGAAGCCCGGGACCCAATCGGGGATCATGCTCTTGAGCTTGTCGCCGAGCGCCGAGCCCATGTCGGAGATCCCCTTGATGATCGCCTCGACGATCATCTTGCCGAGCCCGGCCCAATCGTAGGAGATCAGGGCATCGGCGCCCTTCTTTGCGTAGTCCACCCATCCGGTGAAGAATGCCGTTAGGACCGGATCGGCTTTCTCGCGGAGCGCCGACCATGCGCCGCCCCAATCGAAGTCGCGGATGGCGCGGCCGGCATCGACCACCATGGCATTGAACTTCGGCGCCAGGGCCGTCACCGCCCGCCCAATCGGGTCGTCGGAGGTGATGATGGTGACCACCTCGCCCCAATACTTGCCGAGGCTCTTGACCTCCTCGTAAGCGTTGCGGATCGACCCGGCCCACGGCACGAGATCCTGGCCGAGCACCTTGCCGAGGTGAATGCCGATCTTGGCCCAGTTGTCCCCCATGTCGCCTGTGGGCTGGATGAGACTCGTGATGGTCTCCCAGAGCGTCGACAGGTCGGTGAGGATGGGCTGGAGGATCGGCCGCACCGGCTCGATCGCGCGCATGAAGGCGCCGCGGAACGCCTCGACGGCGACCCGGATGTTGTCCCAGTTCTGGTAGATCAGCGCACCGGCCGCCACGAGCGCGCCGATGCCCGTCGCCATGGCGACGCCGCGGATGACGAGCCCGATGCCCAGCACGGCGCCGCGCACCAGCGCCAGCGGATTGAGGAGCAGGAGGAAGCTGCGACCCATCCAGGCGGCCGACGCCATGGCGGCGAGGCGAACCGAGATCAGAGCGCCGCGGATCGCGGCAATCGGCCGGATGCCGGTGAGTCCGAGCAGGGCGAGGCCCGATCGCAGGACGGCCACGCCCGCCACGGCCGCGCCAAGGCTCACCGCAATGCCGGCCGTCTTGCCCAGGAGGGGATGCCGCGCCAGCACGCCAGCGAGGCCCTGGACGCCCTTGGCGAGCGACCAGAGGCCATGCGCCGCCGAGGTGACCAGCGGCCCCGACATTGAGGCCATGAGGTTCTCGAACGCGGCTTTCACCGCGTCCCGCGCCTTGTAGATGTCGTCCTTGTTATTCTCGTACTGCTGATCCATGTCGGCGGAGCCGCGGATCAGGCCGGCATCCTTGTGGAGCGCCGCGCGGGTGACAGCCTGGCCGAGCTCGTAGGCCATGGCCCGGGCCCGGGAGTTCTTGAACAGCTTGTCGAGCTCGCGGCCGAGCACGTTCTGATCGTTGACGTCGATCCCCTGGGCTTTCAGCTTCTCGAGGAGCTTGCCCATCGCCTCGTAGGGGTTGGCCTTCGCCAGGTCCGAGAAGGCCGCCATGCCGGACTTCCAGCCCGGGCTCTGGCCCTTGTTATCCTGGACGGCCTTGGCCGACACCATGCCGATGCGGACCCACTCCGCCGCCTGGCTCTTGTCGGTCAGGCCGCCGCGCCACACCTTCTCGAACGCCTTGATGCCCGTGCCCGCGCCAGGCGCGCCCATCGTCTGAATGAGCGTCGGCACGACCTCCGTCAGGAATTGCGTCGAGAACTGCTTGATGTCCGGGTTCGAGTTTCGGGCGAAGTCGTAGAAGTTCTCGGGGTTCACCGAGCCCCGTGAGAATGCAAACGCCTTGCCGAGCCTCCCGGCCTCCTCCTGATACTTGTGGGGGTCGAAGGCGGTCCCGCGGATCTCCAGCGCCCGCACGAGGTTCTGGAGCATATGCGGATCGGCATGGGAGCCGAGGACCGACTTCATGTTGCTCTCGAACTTGCTGTTGAATTGCAGGTTCTCAAGCGCGTGGCCGAGGTCGCCATAGGCGGCCGTGGTCTCATTGATGATCTTGATGGAGTCGGCGAAGGTCTGAGTCGGGAGCGCCGTGGCGATGTTGGCCGCGGCCTTCATGCTCCTGGCGATCTCGTCGGACGTCTTGCCGCTGTTCTGGAGCGCGATGAGCTCCTTGCGATAGTCCGCCCCGGCCTTGATGAACTCGCCGAAGCCGTGGCCGATCCCCAGGCCAGCCAGGGCCGTCCCCATGGCGTGGGTGCTGTGCTCGACCGTCTTGACGGAGCGCGCGATCTCGGCCGCCTCGCGCTTCAAGGCGGCCGATGCCGCGCCCATGCCGAGCCCCGAACGATTGCTCATCGAGGAGGCCACGGCCTTGTTCAGCCGCTCGATCGCCGCGGTGGCCACCTTGGCCGGGCCCGTGACGCCGTCGCGGAGCCGCAGGATCAGTTCGGAGGCCATCGAAGCCATGTGTCAGCCCTTGTTTTTCGCCATGATCTTGCCGATCCGGACGGCCTGCTGGTGCATCCGCATCACCTCACCGATCGGCCGCGTGCGGAGCATCGGATATGGCGTGTGCAGAAGATGCGCGACCTCGGCGACTAGCTCGTCGCGCCGCTCACGCTCGATGTCGATGAGCTGATCTCGGAAGCGGACGGAGCTGCCGACTTCGGCGGATCGTCCGGGCTGTCCGAGCGCCCGAGCAAAGGGCCGGCCTGCTCCGACAGAGCCTTGAAATCGCGGTTGTGCATGCCGCGCAGGGAGTCCGCGGGGACGCCCGCCAGGATCTCGATCGAGCGGCGGATCTCGCGCAGCCCGATCGGCTTCGCCACCTGCTCGCCCTTGTCGTTCAGCACGGGCTCGCCCTTGTCGTCCACCACGCCCACGCCGTAGCCGACATCCTCGAGCTCCTCGAGCATGTCGACGGTGGGCTCCTGGATCGTGATCTCGGTCCGCTCGGTCCCGTCGATCACCAGCGGCGCGATGAGGGTGCGCGTGTACGTCTCAAATCCGGCCATTATCGTGCTCCGATGCGGTTAGGGGCGCCTGGCCCCGCCGGCATATAGGCACGAAAAAGGCCGCCTCGCATCAGCGAAGCGGCCCCACCCTCTCGGGCGCTGGAGTCAGTAGATGCCGAGGATGCTGTTCTCGGAGGCGTTCTGGTCGATGCCGCCCACCCGCCAGGTGTTCGTCCGGAAAACCCAATAGTAGAGCTCCTCCCCGGCCTGGATCTCCTCGTACTGCATGATCTCGGAGATGGAATAGTCGGCCCCGTTGAGCTCGCCGCGCTGGAACTCGTTACGCTCCACCTTGCCGAGCTTGCCATACATGATGGCCTCCAGCGGGATGTCGATGTCGTTCAGCTTGTCGACCAGCTTGCCGCGGACCGTATATTTCCGTTTGCCGCGCTGGCCGAGGCCCATCTGGGCCATGAGCTTCGGATCGTAGCCCTCCAGCTTGAAGGGGCACTCCAGCGCCTCCATGCCCATGCCCAGCTTCACGTTGAAGCGCGAGCCGGCCGGCTTGTGGTCGACGAAGGTCTCCGTCAGGGCCGGGAGCTTGATCGTCTTGAGGGTGAGGAACTTGCCGTCCGTGGTGTCGTCGTCTCCGCAGTAGAGCGTGACGGCCTCCAGGATGATGAGATCTGCTGCCATTGCACTGGATCCTTACGGTGGGAACGCCGCGATGGCGTCAGGTGGAAGCGGCGGCGGCCGACGCACCCGGGTTCGAGGCGTCGGAGATGATCTCGTTCACCAGGGAGTCCAGGGCCGGGCGATACCGCCGCGAGTCGATGTCGATCCGACGGAGGACGGGCGACTCCTCGGCCTGGAAGTTCACGCGGAGGCGGCCCAGCCGGATGTTGTCCGGGCTGTTCTTGTCGGCCTCGAAACCGACCGTGTGGCCCAGGATGTGGCCGTCCGCCTGGAGGTCGTTGAGCCAGGTGTCCATCGTGTTCAGGATGGCCCGGACCGTCTGGCGGGTGATGTTCGTCTTGCCGAGGTAATTCCGCAGCGTCCGGATGAAGCCGAGGTGGATGTAATCGCGCATCCGGGTGGTGCTGTAGAACTGCCAGAGCGGATCGTCCGTGGCCACGTCGGTGCCCACGAAGATGTAGCCGCTGTTGGCGATGGCGGTGGCCACGCCGAGCTCGCCCCGGACGCCGACGCCGATGTTGTTGAGGAGCAGGCGCTGCCCCTCCAGCGCGCCGTCGGTGAGGGAGAAGGGCACCTTGCGGACGAACGAGACGATGCCGTTGACGGGCTGGTTCGCCCAGGAGCCGGACGGGACGCCGTTGCGCTCGTAGTCCCGGCGGATGCCGATGCCCACAACCCGGCCCGCGCCAGGCCTCGCCACGATCGTGTCGCCGACCTGGATGTTGCACCACATATCGACGGGGATGATGCGGTCGCAGTTGATCGTCTCGCGCCAGGCGTCACCATCGGCCTCGGTCGTCCCGGGGCCCTCGGCCACCGCGTGGGCGATGCAGCGGTTCAGGAGGCCCGGCAGGGCCGCCACGACGGCATTGGAGCGCACGTCGATGGTCGGGGTGGCTGTGGCCGTCACGCTGGCCGGCTGGCCGTCGGCGGCGGCGGGCGGGGCGGCCACGGTGACCACGAGCGGGCCGGTGATGTTGGTCCCGGGATCGTCCACGATATAGGCCACCACACGGCCGGCCGTGCCCGCGGATGTAGATCCGAGGACCGCATGCGCGGCCGGCAGGCGCTTGTTGGGATCGGAGCCGCCGCCGCTGAACGAGACCGCGGGCGGGTCGACATAGTTGGTGCCGGCCACCGCGGGGGTGAGCTTGTCGAGGCGGTTGAGGGCCTGATGGCAGTAGCCCGGGATGATCCAGAGGCGCGGCACCAGGCCGAGAAGGTCGCCGATGATGGGGGCCGCATAGAGCCCCGTCTGGCCGGCCTCGGTGCCGATGATGTTCTGGATGGTCTCGAAGTCGTTGGCGCCCTCGGCCACCCGGATGATCACCAGCGTGGCGGCGGACTGATAATCGCCGAGCGCGTCGTTGATGGCGTTGATGGCGTCCGGGATCGTGCCGTCCGTGCCGAGCGCCGCCAGCATGTTGGCATCGTTGGACGCCATGCGGACGGGGTAGTTCTCCTCGAACACGCTGGGGTCGGCATCGGGGGCGGTGCCCCAGATCGCGGTGATGCTCATGTCCGAGGTGATGACCGAGATCGACTCGGTCGTGTCGCGGGTGATCTTTAGGCCGAAGACCGGATCCGTCATGTCGCTTGACTCCTATGCGTCCGGTCTCACCGGCCGCTATGTGATAGCAGAGCGGCGCCGGCCGGTCACGATGCCGGCCGGCGCCATTCGACAGCCGCTACAAGTAAAGCGCGGCCTGCCGGAACAGGTCGTCGGCCTGTCGCGGCGATAGCTCGAGGAGCGCTGTCATGGCCGCAATGACCGGATCGTCGCGCAGGAACACGCCCGCGTAGTCCCAGGCGTCGACATAATCGGCGTTCCCGGAGCCGCGGATCGCGGCATCGACCTTGTCGAACAGGCTGTTGGCGCGCAGCGCGCGCCGCGCCTGGAGGTTTGAGACCTGGAGAGGCACCGGGTTGAATGTCCGGAGCTCGTCGTCCGTCATCGCTCGGACCGTGGCCGTCGCCACCCACCGTTTGCCGACGGCGTCGACCGCTTCGCAGACGGTGGGCTGGATCACAATCTCGGTGCTGGGGTCGTGCGCCGGGGTGGTCACATCAACAGGCCAGAAGCCGGTTCCGTCGAGACCAAATTGCGGGTCGACGTGGCCCGTGAGGTCGGCCAGGAGCGCGGGCGCGTCACCCCAGGTCGCAATGACCTCGGGAAGATCGCCGGGCGCGCCAATTGCGGAGAGGTCGGAGAGGCGGGTCTGCTGATACATCACGCGCTCCTGAAGATGAATGTCACGCCGCCAGCGGCGCCTGCTCCACCTGAGCCCGAGCCGCCTCCCGAGCCGCCACCTCCACCTCCGCCCGGAGCGACGCCACCCGAGGACTGAAGGCCACCCGTTCCGCCACCTGTAATAGCGGCCGATGCACCGCCTCCAGCGCCTGTGGCCGGATAGGACCCATTGTTCGTAGCGGCGCCGCCGCTATTGGGGCCTGCCCCCGCACCCGGGTTTCCGACGCCGTTCCCGGTCCCGTCACCACCCGATCCGCCCGGTATGGATAAACCCGATGCAGCGACCGGAGAGCTCAGGCCCTTTCCGCCCGACCGCACCGATCCACCGAGACCGCCGGCCGCTGATGCCATAGTGGCACCGAGGGCATTCGTCACTGTGGTTACCCCGCCTGCGCCGCCAGGACTATAAAGGCCGCCTCCGGCACCACCGGCACCGATTGAGACGTTCAGCACCATACCTGCAGCTACCAGCAGCCCGAAGCTGGCGTTCAGCTCTCCACCGGCGCCGCCACCACCCCCTGTATTGTTGCTGTTATAGCCGCTGCCTCCGCCACCACCGCCAATGACGTAGATATCGACGAGGACCACACCGGCCGGCACTGGCACCGCCCCGGACGCGGTGACAGTCACGATCTGGAAGATCTTCGTCGCTGCACCTCCTGTCCGCTGCGGGACCCCGGCCGCCCGACGCGCTCCGCCGAACGCATTGCCGGTGATCGCGCCGACCATCAATACACCCCGCCGGACGCGGTGAGGTCGACCACCTGCGTCGTCGACCCGTAGGCATAGAGGCCAGTCCACGGCGCGAGTTCCAGCACCGTGGCGGCCGCGATGTTGGAGAACGGGATGCGCGACAGCTCTTGCGTTGCCGACAGCGTGCTGCCGGCTGCGAAGGTGACGGCATCGACCTTCGACAGGACCGTGCCGTCGCTCTCAAACAGCGTCACGCTGCCGGCGGCCTGGGACGCCCGGCAGATGCCCCAGGCGGCAGAGATCTCGACGGGGTGAGGCTGCGGCTCCACCAGCACGGCGTAGCCGGCGGCCGGCGCCGCGCCGCCGGTCAGCGTCGTGTTGCCGGCCACGTTGTTGGCCACTGTCGTCGCGCCCGTGAGCGTGACATTGGCGCCGGCCGACGCGGCGATCGGGATAGCGTTCCCGCCCGTCCCCGTCGCCGACGCCGAGACCTGGATCGTGTTGCCGCCACGGAGCCGGAGATGGACCTGCGCCAGGTTCTCGTCCGGCCAGGACCGGCACAGCCCGATGAGGTTGAGCAGCGTCGCGTAGAGCCCCGCCGCCGAGATCTCGCACTGCAGGCCGAACTGCCCCACGGCCTGATAGGGCAGCGGCACGCCGCTGGACGACAGGATGGTGCCCGAGAGCGCCTGTCCGCGCAGTGAGAAGCCCGGGCTCGCCGCCCCGGCGGCCACGAAGGTGATCTGCACGCCGTTGATGGTGATCGTGGAATTGACGTTCGGCTGCGCGGAGAACGCCATGGTGGCCGACGCCTGGACCCCGCACATGGCGGTGGAAGCCGGGAAGGCCGTGATAGCCGCGGCGCCGACCGTTGCCCGGAAGGCCGCGGGTAGCGAATAATAGGCCGGGCGCTCATTGCGGTTAAAGATCGCGGGCATGCCTGTTCCTCAGTTAGCGATAGCGAGAGCCAGGATCTGACCTGGTGAAAGCGCGTCTATATTCTGCTGCGCTTGACGTTGAGCATGGGCGCCGACCGCCTGGGGCGTATCGACACGCACGCGGTTCGCAAGGGCTGAGGAGATCGTGATTGCGAAATTTGGATCGTCGCCGATTGCGTCCGCGAGCTCCTTGAGGGTGTCGAGAACAGCGGGTGATCCATTGACGAGACCGGCAAGAAGAGCCCTCACCCAGGCGCTGGTCGTCAGAGCCGATGAGTTATCACCGGGAGCGGGTGCCACGCCCTGCTGAACCCCTGTGAAAGGCGTTGCTCCTGTCTTTTTGACGTAGGTACTGTTGTCGACGGTGGCGGCAAAATCCTTGGCCTGGCTGGCCGCAGTAGCGGCCGCCGAGGCGCTACCGTCCGCCGCAATCCGATCGTCATGCACGGCGGCTCGGTCCAACGCCGTGGCGGAGGCATCGGCATCCGCAAGAGCGCGATCGGCAGCGGCGGCGGCGGCGGCGGCGATGGCGGCATCCCTGACCAGACGACCCGTCGCTAGTAGGGTGATTTGGGCCAGCGTCGATCCGGCCACAGCCGCCACGCTCCAGTCCGTGTATGTCCCCGGGGTGCCGAATACGGTCTGAATGTTGAAATTGTATTGACCACTGGCGCGGTCGTAACTCTGACTTTTCAGTATCGCATAGGTGTTTGCATCCGATACTCTTTGCAATACGGAATACGGGCCAGGGGTGAACAACTCCCTGTCCGTATCTACGATCAGCAAAGCAGAGTCAGCGCCCTCCGTCAGCGTGATCGAACTTCCGGACACGCCCGTGAGCCATTGCAGGAGCGCGATCTGCTGCAGCTGGACGCGCAGACCGTCGATCGTTTCGTTGACCCGCGCCAGCACGGTGTCGTTCACCTCGCCGACCAGGACGTCGTAGGCGAGGTTCAGCGCCTCTAGCGGGCCGAGGCGATGATTGATGTCCAGGAATCGTTTGTCGAAGTTCTCGGCCGTGAGTTCTTCGGATTTGCCCCACTTATAGGCGCTGTCTAGGGTTCCCACGGCCGACCTCTCAGGCTTCGATATAAGCGGCGATGTTCTGACGGATCGCCTCCGCCACGACGCCTTTGACCGTGTGTAGCACGGTGGACGGCATGTCCGTGCCCCGGTATGGCGTCGGGGCCGAGAGCCGAACCGTGTAGAGCGTCTCGGGCCCGAACACGGTGACATCGGTCACCGGCTTGCTGGGCCCCGCCAGGGAGGGCACCACGCCCTCCAGGTTCTCCAAGGCCCGTGGGCCGCGCTGAATCTTCATCTGGTTTTCCTTACTGGACGAATTCGAACAGGGATGCGCCGTGGAACAGGTTGGCGGCGCTGTCCACCGTACCATCCTGTTCCACCACGTAAGACGTCGCCGCGGCCGGCAGGTTGAAGACTTGCGTCCGCTCGATCGTGCGGGCGTCAAGGGCGACATCGGTGGTGATGTCGGGCGTCCGAAGCGCGCCGCCCGCCAGCACCTTGCCGGTGTAGGTGTGATGCGCGGGCTGGAAGTCGACCAGCGTGGTTTTCAACGTCACCTTGGAGAAGCTGATCCCGGGCGTGTAGGGCTTGGCGCCCCGCTTAAGCACCGTCTTCGGCCGGCTCACCGTCACCTGGGATCCGGACAGCGTAAGTCCGGGCATCACATAGGCCGTGCCGACGAAGGTCACGCGGAACGGCACCAGCGGCGGCAGCGACACGAGCGCGCTGACATCCGTCTCCCCCAGCGTGATCCAGACCCCGTTCACCTGAATCTCGTAGTTGAGAAACGTGTTTGCGGGGACGATCGCGTTGGCCAGGATGTCGATCGAGGCGATGCCGCCCGAGAGCGACAGCGGCGCGAGATTGACGGTAACTTGGCTCGTCGGAAACGAGGCGAAAACCAGATCGAAGGTGAGGTTCTGGCTCGGGTTCGGATACCAGACCCCGCCGTCGATCATGTAGAAGCATGTCCCGCCCGCGTTTTCGGCGATGTCGGCGCACTGGTGACTGTAGGCCGCTTGAGTCAGGACGAAATAGGCGTACCGCTGGCCGGCCTGGAGGAAGGTCGGCTCCAGCGGAACGATCCACTGGCCGAGCTTGGCAATCGGCACCACGTCCTTCGACTGCAAGGTGACTTGAGTCAGAATATTGGTGAGATCCGGCTGGCCGTTGACCGTGCCGCAGATGCCGAACGTGATGGCGCCAGAGGCCGGCACAATGTTAATGCGCGGCGACATGCCGACCGCCCAGCCCGATTGCTTCTGGACAAAGGTCTGAGCCCAGGGATAGGCCTGGGCGGAGCCAGTGAGCGGCGTGCGCTGCCAGTAGGGCGTTGAGATATAGTCCGTCCAGTAATTGGAGACCCGATAGACCTTGTAGCCCTCGGCGTTGGTCTGTCCGGTATCATAAAGCTGGAATGTCTGTCCGTCCTTTTGGAACGTGGACGCGATACCGGAGGCATTACCTGTGTAGTTACCGCCAGCGAAGAAGGAGGAGTTAGCCGCCTCCTCGAACTCGGCGCCGTAGCGCACGCGGGATCCGCTCATCGTCGCCTGAACTAGGCTGACCGTTTGGAACGCATACTGAGTCAGAGACACATAATTGATGCCGTCCTTGACGATGCGCTGGAGGGACTGAACGTAAGGCGGCAGCAAGATACCGCCCGCCGAAACCGCCGCGCTTTTGTCAAAGGGGTTGAGTACCGCCATCTGCGTTTGGTTAATATTTTCAGGACCGAACCGCAGGCCTTCGGAGATCTTGCAGCTGTACCCGGTATAGGTGTTATCATCCACGCTTGCGTCGTAGACGAGATAATCGTCCTCCCGGTAGGGCGTGCCGACGGCCGGCAGATTGAGCTTGGCCTTCACGCGCCCCATGTCGCGCGCCAGGGTGTCCACCAGCGTCTCGTCCACCACGCCCGAGAGGAGCGCCTGGAGGCGCGCCAGGTCGTCG